GTGATTACAACTGTACCAATTGCTGTTGTCTTTGTGTAGACATAAAATGTTGCTGTTGTTCCTGTACCAGTTGCAACTGTCAAAGATGAAGATCCTGATGTTGCTCCTACTGGTGCAGCGGTTGTGTGTAGTGCAGACACGATTGTTGCATTTGTTGCTACGACTGAAACGCTTGTTCCAACATCAACTGTTGCAATAAACTTTAGTGCGTCAGCAGCATCTACTGAGTTGTCTGCAGGTACTGGCAATGATGCAGGTGTAGAGATTGCTGATGCTGTAGCGTTTGCTACAGAATCCAATGATACAGCAACTGTCATTACAGCAGCACTTGCAGGTGTTGCTACGATTGTGCCCAAAGTCATGGCTGCAACCATGCCTAGTGCGATTTTCTTAAATGAGTTCATTTAATTTATTCCTTTTCTTTATATTAGATTGAATCTATCCAAATAGTCTTTTACATCTTTTGGCATAGGTTTATATTCTATCACATTTGAGGTATTTGAGTCAAATACATCTTTAGATCTTTCCCTAAACGTATGAATCTCAACTTCCTGATCTATATTTTTTGGAGTATGTGATATTGCTCCAAATATTGCTCCACACACAGCATCTGCTAAATCCTTAGAAGATTTTCTGGGGTGATCAACTCTATTATTTTTCATGATTTTTAATTCTGTTAGTTCTTCAAACAAAAGTTCTATTGCAGGCATAACGAGTCTTTCCTCGTAAACTAGCATAGCCATATCCTCATAATGTTTTTTAGCAACAGAAACAGTTTCAGTTCGCATACCTACCTGCTTTAATTCATTTTGAATATCAAAAGACTGCCAACGGTCAAAAGAAACCATACCAATGTCAAAACCTTGTCTTCTAAGATTTTGAATCCATAACTTTACCTCTGATAGGTTTACTGGTCCTTCAACTTTTGGCTCCCAATAAACTACAGCATCTACTACAACTACTGGTGCAACTTGTTGATAATCTTTAATTACCTGAATGTTTACCCATTTTTCTACATGTGCAATTGCTACAGCACACTTGTCATGTTTTTGTGCAAGGTCAGCATGAACGTAATACTTTTTGTTTGGATCTGGCTTAAATGTTTCATCAAATCTTTTATATGAGTCAATTGGATTTCTTATAGTCATACATGATCTTACTTTTTCTACCTGTTTAAAAAAAGCATCAGTTGAATATGTTGGCACACATGCAAATCTTTGCATTGCATCGCCAAGGTCTGTATAAAAAGCCAACTTAAAGTCATCAATTTTTCTAGTAGGATTAACAACCCAAGTAGGACGCTTTAATGCAAACACTCCTGGATATTTGTAAGAAACTATGTTCTCTTCATCCCAAGTAATTTTTAATGTATTTCCCTCAGAATCTTCAGGTAGGTCCTCATTCATAACAAATGTATGATCTTTTGATATAACATCTTTTTCCATAATAACAGAGTCATATCTTTGTGAAATAAAGTCCCCTGGGTAACGAGGGAATGAAAGAAGAGCAACCTTTCCAAGATCAGGAAAACGAGAATCTACAGAAGCGCGAAACGCTTTATAGATATTGTCAGCAGTCTTACCCTGATCGTTTCCCGTACCAACCTCATTTGCAAAACCAGAAATCTCGTCAAGTACTGCAAGAATCAAGTTTAAACCCTCATGGGATTCACGCTCTGAGTGACCAGAGTAAACAGTTATTGCTTTGTCAAACTCAATACTTTCTGCTTTAGGGTTATACTTACCAGCAAACCATGGGGACTTCTCAATCTTTGTTTTAAATCCTTTAAAAAAAACATTTTTTGCTTGCTGTGCGTTAATAGCAACATTGATTAAGTCAATGGCATCTCCAGAGGGCTTACCGAAGTATCTTGCAGGGTCTTTAAGACATAATAATTTATATACAATATACGCACATGCTACTGTTGATACGAAGTCTTTTCCAGACCCCTTCCCAAGTTGTAGAATGACTTCATTCTTTGTATATTTTTTATAATAGCGTCTTCCTTCTTCATTACCAAGAAGATCTATCAAATCCTCTTGTTTATATATTTGGCTCATGGCCTCAACAATGTCATATTGTACTTGAGATAGTGGAGGCTGACCAAGATAGTCTTCACCCTCAACAAATGTTTTAGCATCTACTGGAGTTTCTTCAAAATTATTATTTTTTAAAACCTCAAGAAAATCTTCAAAGTTAGTCATTATGTATTACCGTAATTACCTCATCTTGTTTGGCAATTGAAGAAAGCCTTTTCATAATTTCATCACGAATTTCTGGATATTCAGATGCTATATCTTTTAAAATTGACATCAGAACTTCTTGTCTTTTTTCAATTTCAATCATTTCTTCAGCAAGTTCTTTGTTTTCAAGAAGCCCAGCCTTTTGTAGCATGTCAATTCTCTTAGATTCAATATCCATAACGAGTTTAATCGCTGTTGTTTTTGCAGTGAGATTGTTTGTCATTGATGCTTCATCAATAACTTCATAAGATTTTGATATAAGTTTGCTATAGTGTGTGTCTGCTGCTACAAGTGCTTCTTTTGCACGAGCACGAATTGCAGCATTATCGGAAGCCATAGTCTTCCACTCATCAATATAAGCAACAACTCTTTGTCTTGGAATATCTAATTGTTTTGAAATTACAGTTGGATCATTGCCCTTTAGGTATTCTTCAACTACATTATTTACTTGATCTAAGTGCTTTACTAGGTCTTCTTCAGTTGACATATTTTCCTTCTAACCTATTGATTTCATCTTTAATATAAAAAATTGCTTTTTCTAAATCTTGTATAGTTTTGGACTCATCTTTAAGTCCTGCCCTCCATAAATATTTAAATGCATTTCCAATGTTAAAGTTACGATGACGAGTAATCTCAATGCACTCAATACCAGATGGATCTGAGGTGTAATGAAGCGGGTTGTTTACTTGGTCAACAGTTATTTTTATATTTTTGCTCATGACGACACCATATTAAAAAAGTTTTTATATTTTTGATAAGGAATAACTAATGGGTCAACCCACCAATCTTCATGTGGTAGTCTTACAACCAAAGAGTAACCAAGAGCACTTAAGATTTCTCTCTGTGCATCTCTCATTTCTTTGTTTTTGTAATCAACTAAATAGTCATGCTCAAAAGATATTATAGAAAAACGGTATGTATTGAGTGGTATTGCAATCAAACCAAGTAAAGAAAGGTCGCTGTTTCCAACTGCCCTGCCCAAATCATCATAACCAGCATCAATATCTATCTGTAGGTAGTCAATCTGCTTTGAGAAATTATTTTCTTCAAAGTACTTAATATAATTAAACTGTGTTGCATCACCAAGAATACATGGATTTTTTCTATTTTCAGAAAACTCTTTATGAAATTCTGGAATTATTTCAAATGAAACACCAGTCCAATTAAAATCTTTTTCTAGTTTATATGTGGTGCTGCCATTTTGAGAATGAAAAGCACCAAGTTCTACATACAAACCATTCTTTTTATTTTCTAAAATTTCTAAAACAAAATCTTCTACATTGTTAATATGCTTCATAATCTTCCTCATCATCTAAACTAAAATCAAAAGTTTCTGGAAACTGTCTTAATAATGAAAATGCAAATAAGCATCCTACTGCTCCAACTACGCCTGACAAGATCAACATCTTTTCTATTTTTTTCATCGTTTTGACTTTCTTAAACCAAATTTAGCAAGATAAACATAAACAGTTTCAACGGTAACACTACACTCTATCGCTATTTCTTGCGGAGTTTTTTTATCAAGTATATATCTTTTTTTCAACCATACTTCATTTGTATAAAGTTTGTTGCTCATACACTTATTCTCCAATTCATGGTTTTTGGACCCATTTTTATCAAATCCATCATGTGATCTTTATATTGCTTATTAAGTTGATTATAAAGTTCTGGATTAACAAACTCTAGTTTATCTGTAACTGAGTATAGCATTTCTCCAGTGTCTTTGTCAATACCAGAAATCTCTAAAGCATTTTGTAATAATAGATGCTCAATCATCGCCTCTGTTTTTAAATCCATTACAATACTGCCTTTTCCCAATTATTAATAGCCCAATGCCCAATGCCACAAGCATCTGCAACATCATTATCAATAATAGTTCTATCATACTGAATGTTAATAAATTTAATAGTTCTTTGCTTTCTTATTTCTCTTTCATAAGATTTTAGCCATGAGTCAGACTTGTTAGGATTTTGAGACTTTATGTAAAATTTTTCATCTTTAGATATTTTTTTATTACCAATATAGTTTTGCCAAGTTATGGGCGCTACTTTACCAATAATCTTTGTACCAGATTGCCCTGCTGCTCCAAGAATAGCACCCTGTACAAGTGCAAGATCGGCAGCGGTCTTAGGGCTATTCATAAAAACTGTATGTTCAATTACAATTGCTTCAAAACCATCATAAATATCTAAAAATGCTTTAACTTTTTTACCAGCATCCATAACTTTTTCATATGTGTTTTTGCCTTCAAAATTGATCTTTCCAACGCTTACTATTTCTTTTTTAAAAGTATCAAACATAGCAAAAGCAAGGCTATTGGTACTAGCATCAATAGCACAAATTCGTTTAGGAGTAATCTCTGCTCCCCATTTATTTTTTACCATTTGCTTTTCCTTTAATTTCTTTTAATGCTTTTGAAACATCTGATGGCTTTACCGTACAAGTAGAACATAATGAATCATCATTATATATAGATAAAAGTTTTTCACAAGATTTACATATTCTATTTTTACCTTTTCTTTTTTGTCTTCTTGTTAGTATATATCGTTGTGCTATTTTTTCTTTTGTTGCAGACTCTCTACATTCAGCAGAACAATATATCTGATAGGTAATATCTGTTTTAAAATGTTTATCACACCAACTACAATGTTTCATCTTCCAGCAACTCCAGAGGTTTAATTTTTAGATCCCCTGTCCCTGCTTCGGCACATGTTTTTTGTAATGGACAAACCTTACAGATCTTTGAATTTGATCTATATGTTTTTTGAGGCAAAGTTTTATCTTCCCATGCCTTGCGAACTGTTCGCATCCAATCAAATGCCTGGTCTACCCACCGACGGTAATGATCGTTTACTTCTACAGGAATTATAAGTAAGTCATGGTTATTTTTATTTTCATAAATCAATGCTCCCTTATCTTTCTTGAGAATCTTCATATACATAATTAATTGCATTAGGTGGCCAGTCTTCGGCTTCCTGCTTGCTTTTCTATATTCAAAGCCTTCATTCATCATGGTTTTAATTTCACCAAGAATGGTTTGGCCATTATAATTAAGCATTACATCGCCATACCCTGAAATTGGTGGGTCGTCATGCTTGATTCTAAACTCTAGTGCTGGATGAATTTGCTTCTTGTACTTGCTTGGTTCTGGATCAAATTCCATATCTTCTGCTAAAAGTCCAGCATTCATAACAGCATCTTGTATTCTGTCATGGCTAAGTGTTCCACTGGTTCTATTTGCTACACCAAAAGCATCTGCATCATCATGGAAAATTCCACCTTCAAATGCAAGGTACCAATACCTAGCACATTCTCCTGCTCCGTATGTCAAAGAAGATGGAGCAAAAGTTGTTTTCTTTTGAAAACGTGGCTTTAGATTAACTGTATAGCCATTCCTAATTGCCTCAATAAGTCCATCGGTAAATGTTGGCTCTTCCGCTTTATTATTTGTTTCTGGTCTAATCATAACTTGCTTTAGTAAATTTTTTGTCATTATATTAAAACTCTTTTCTATTCTTATAATTATAGCAGATATCAGCGTGTTATGTATTTAAGTGCAGAGACCAAGTTATTAATTGACTCTGCTGCAGTATAATAAAGATTTTTTTTGCCACGATCAGACTTATCAACATTTGCCATCCAAGTTGCTTTAAAAGCCATCTTTGCTGCAATGGCCTGAAGTCTAACAATTTCAACAGTGGCAACATTGAGTGGAATATCTGGCTTAATGATTATCTTAGCAATAAAAGTTAGTGCCGTAGTTAACTCTTCATCTTCCATGTAATCTGCTATTTCTGCAAGACCATTTACCATATCTATTGTTGTTTTTTCTTGTTCCATTATTCCTCCACTAAATCTTCCAATATGCTCATCTCAATTATAGCAAGTCTGATTTTAAAATTGCCATCGCCCATAACTACAACAATTGCTGGATCTTTACCATTCTTCATCGCATCGGTTGTAGCCTTAGCCCAAACCTCTTTATTTAAAGTAAAAGACTTGCCAACCTCTTTAAAGTCTATAACAAAGTTCTTCCAAGAAGCATCTCCTTTTTGAGTATTGCGACCAGAATTTTTATGCTGTTTTGCACCTATTCTTTTTGACTCACTTTTCTCCGTCAAAATCGGCCTTCTTTCTTTTGCCAAGACTTACCCTGCTTAAATGTTTATCTTTACACATCCAGGTCATTTCTTTTGTTTCAGCATATAACCTTAAAGATGATACTTCTACTTTGCATTTATGACAAACAAACTTTCCATGATAAACTGTATAACTAGGCATTTAGTTTAGCCTTGATAGATTCTTGCAAGTCAAGATCCTCTCTTACACGATTAACGAATGCCTCTTTACCCTGGACTTTTGAGCCGTCTGGAAGGATGTACCAAGCACCTGTGCGTTCTACAATACCGTTTAGTTCAGCAGTAGTAACAAGATCGCCGATGGTGTCAAGACCAATATCATCACCTCTAAAATAAAAATCATACTCGCCAGATTGAAACCCTGGGGAGGTTTTTGAGAACTGGAGTTCCCACTTAATCGTTCTACCAATTTTTTCTTCAATTAATTTATCTCCTACCTTGATTTTGCCCTTAATTGCTTGATTGTCTGACTCTGAAGAAAAGAGTTTAACAATACATGAGGAATAAAACTTAGTAGCCTGACCACCAGAAGGCTGCTGGCTAGTATACATAGCATTGATATTGTTACGAGACTGAGAAATAAGAACAAGCAAAGTTGGCTTAACTTTATTGTTTGCATAGTTAAGCATTTTCCATGCGTTACTAAAGTCACGGGATTCTGCTCCAATCTGCTTTGTGTTTTCCAAAGCCTTCATTTCATCTGTGTCCTTCTCAAAATAAATTGCAGGAAGCATTGATGTAATAGAGTCTACCACAATTAAATCAACTCCAGCGTTCATTAGTCCAACGCCTACATCTACCATATCACTAATAGTTCTTGCTTGTGAGTAAATTAGTTTTTCTGGATCTACCCCAAGTGTTCTAGCCCAGTCTTCTGAATAGGACATTTCTGAGTCAATCCAAGCACACAACTTTCCTTCTGCTTGTGCTAGAGCAATCATCTGAAGGCACATAGAAGACTTTGCAGAAGACTTTGAGCCCCAGATAAGGACTTGTCTACCATAAGGAAGCCCTCCTCCCAGAGCACGGTTTAAACCAAAACTAGGTGTAGGTTGATACTCGTAGTTAACTCCTACTCCGCTGCCCAATCTTTTTCTTAACTTAGGATCAAGTTGTGCTAATGCTTCTTCTATACTAACCGACATGTACATCCTCCAATGTTACTGTTCCGTCTTTAGTTTTTCCTAAACTAAAATTATATGCATTTCCTTCTTCAATTTTCATATATGCTTTAGCAAAAGATGTTGGAAATACAGTTATTGAATGAAGATCTCTTGCTGTATCTGCAACTGTTAAAGATGCCATCTTTTTACCAGCCTTTGTAATTCTTGGCTTAAATGACAAAACAAACATTTCATTATCTTTATATGGTAATTGCTTGTAATTTAAAAACTTAACCAAACCAGAGGTTGAGCCTTTTATTTGATCAATAGGGATAGCAGACAAAATCCTGTTATCATTAACAAGAATGAGATATGATATGCCTGCTTCAATAGTTGTTTGTTCTTCATCAAAAATTCCCACACTTCCTGTTTTATCTAATAGTTCTACTCTTGACCAACCCTTTGCTCTTTTAATAGATTTTACCATACCCATTACAATTAAAGAACCTTTTTCTTCATAATCTTGAGCCTCTGTTATAAAACCATAATAGTGAGAAGGAACGGTAATGTTAAATTCTGGCAGATTTAAATATTCGTATAGATTTTGTTTAATCTCTTCATCATTTCTTGTATTATCATTAAATGTCGCTGCACCGATAACTCGTAATGCTTGAAGAGCACGAGAGTTAACTCCATTTCCTTTAGTAAAAGTAAACTCTTCAAGTTGAGCATACGACGAGAAAGGCCTTGCAGAAATATAACGCTCTGCAATTTTATCGGAGATGTACTTAATAGCAGTAAGGCCAAATCTAATACCCTTGCCCTCAATTTTAAAATCAATATCTGAGTCATTAATGTGAGGTAGTTTAATGCTAATACCCATTCTTTTTGCCTCAATAAGGTATTCAGTTCTTGCATCTTTGTCCTTTTCATTCTTTAATAGGGAATACATAAATTCTAGTGGGTAGTGGTACTTTAACCATGCTGTCCAGTAGGAGAGTGTTGAGTATGCTACAGCGTGTGACTTGTTGAATGAGTATCCTGCGTGAGCCTCAAAGTCATGCCATAGATCTCTAGCCATATTTGGTGAAACAAACTTAGATGCACCTTCTACAAACTTTTCCTTAAACTGATCAAACTCTTTAGCATCTTTTTTCTTTCCAATAATTTTTCTAACTTTATCTGCTTCCGACATGGACATACCGCCAAGCGATACGCATGCTTGCATAACTTGTTCTTGGTAAAGAATACAACCATATGTTTCCTCCGTAAACTCTTTTAATACTTGGTGAGTATACCCAATATTTTGACGACCATGCTTGCGCTCAATATAATCTTTACCAATTGTATTCATAGCACCTGGACGCACAAGAGCATTTGAAGCAGCAAGTTCTGAAAGATTTTTTACACCCATTTTAATTAGCAAGTTTGTGTATGGTGCTGCTTCACACTGGAACACACCTTTTGTGTATCCATCTGAAAGCATTTGATAGACATTCTTATCATCCATATCTATTTTGAGAAGGTCAATTTTTTTACCATCTCTCTCTTCAATAATTCCTAGTGTGTCTTTCAAAACTGATAGAGTTTTCAGACCCAAGGCATCAATTTTGATTAGACCAATCTTTTCGGCTTCTTCCATGTCCACTGCAACAACAGGAATGCGCTCATCGCTACCAGTAGAAGAGCGTGTCTCCATTGGTGCGTACCTAAAAATAGGATCTTTACTAGTGACAACACCAGCAGCATGAATGCCAGTACCTCTAATACGACCACGAAGTTGTTCTCCATAAACCTCTACCTCTGGATATTTCTCACGGAATTCCCGTGTTGTTTTTGATGTGCAATATTCATCCCATGTATCAACAAGTTTAAGAACCTTATTAACATCAGTGAGTGGAATATTTAAAACTCGTGCAACATCCCTAACTACACCCTTATCTTTAAATGAAAGAAACGTAGCAATAGATGCAACATGTCTATATTGTCTAACAAGATAATCTTTTACTTCTTCACGACGAGAGTCTTGAATATCTGTATCAATATCTGGAAAGTCATTTCTGTCTGGATTAATAAAACGAAAAAATAAAAGTCGATGCTTAATCGGATCAATATCTGTAATTCTTAATGCATAGCAAAGCAATGAACCTGCTGCAGATCCACGACCAGGACCTACCATGATCTCTTCTTTTTTTGCCCAAGCAATCATATTGCGTACAACCAAAAAATATGGAGCAAACTTTTTATCTTTAATCACTTTTAACTCTTCATCAAGTCTATCAAGGTATTCTTGAGAGTTTACTCCTCTTTCTGTTAATCCAGCAAGAGCAAGTTCCTTTAATTCTTTATCTGGATTTTTATATTGAACTGGAAGTAGGTCTAGTCCTTCTTGAATTCCATAGTCGCCAACTTTTTCAGCAACCTCTAAAGTATTTGCATAAATATCTGGGCGATCAATACCTTGTGCTTCCATAGCATTCTTCATCTCTTCATAAGAAAGTAAATGAATGTCAAACTTGTTAAATGTTATTTGGCGGTCTTCACCATAAAGATAGTCAAGTCTTTTCATCATGTCTGGATGCTTTTTAGATTTTTCAAAAGTATGATCTTTGTCAATCTTAACATGTGTATTGAGTAGCAACTTAAACTCTTGAATTTCTTTTTGATCTGTTGAACTATGGTGACAGTCTGGTGTTACAACAACCTTTACACCAAATTCATCTGCCAATTGAATTAATTGTTTATTTATATTTGCTTCATTATGTGGCATGACCTCAATATAATAGTCATTATTAAAAACACGCTTAAACCATTGAATGTAATCTTTTGCTATAGCAAATTCATTATTCTCAAGTGCTTTTACAAGCACACTGCTTGGACATGCAGATGTAACAATAATTCCTTCTGAGTACTTTTCAAGAACTTCAAAGTCAAATCTTGGCTTCTTGAAATATCCTTCTGTCCAAGATATCTCACTAATCTTGTTTAAATTCTCTAAACCAATTTGGTTCTTGGCGAGAAGTACTATATGGTTATAGACTAAATCTAGATCTCCATCTCTTTCAGACTTATCTCTAGTATCAAATCTATCTTTACACATATAGCCTTCTACGCCAAGTATAGGCTTAATACCCTTTGCTTTTGCAATACGATGCAGTTCCCTATGCCCAGATAAAGTACCATGATCAGTGATGGCAATTGCTGGCATCCCTAACTCAACTGCACGGTCAATGTATTCTTCTGGAGTAGCAATCCCGTCAAATAACGAGTAGTGGGTATGTACGTGTAAGCCTACGTAGTTCATCTACTACCAGTCGATGTTGGTGCTGGTAACAGAAGGTGTATCAAATCCAAAGTAGAATGCTTCTTGCTCTGGATATGGAACCTCACGAACAACCTTTTCTAGGTTGAAGAATTCAAAACCATCCCAATTGAATGGCTCTGCATCTGGCTTTGATGGTAGAAGTGTGTAGTTGGTTTCAGTTCCCTGACCATTACGCTTCAACTTCCACTCAAGGTTTGAGATGCTGCCTGTATCAAGTGCATACTCACGAATATTATTAAATGCTGATTGCTTTGAAATTCCTTGTGACCAAACAGCAATATATGGATCTTCAAGCCCATCATTAATTAGCACATTGCAGTAAAAACGAAGTCGTGCTCTCCAGCCTGACTTTGGCTCTTTACGTGCCATTTCGCAACCAAAACAACGACCCTCTGATTCTTGTGTACAAGCAGCCTTACGCTTGTAATCCTTTGGATTTGTGTGTTCTGAAACTACTACAGAAAGGCCACGGGCTTCTGAATAGTTTGCTGAATCTTGGTCTAGTTCTTCAACAAAACGAACCTTTCCTGATTGTCCGTCAGCCAACTTAACCCAACGAACTTTTTGTCCTGTTCCTTCATACTTTGGTTTTTCGAGCAAGGCGTTGATATCTTTTAATCCCTTAATTACGCTCATATGTTTCTCCTTTGTGTTGTTTATATTAGTTTAGCATAGACTGTATGGATTTGTCAAACTGAAACTCTAACTTCTTTATTTCTTCATCATTCATATCGCCTATATCTTTATATTGTTTATCTAGTTTAATAACGGATACACGAGAACCTAGTTTTTCAACTATCTTAGTTTTCATATTTCCTCCTGCCTCATCATTATCTGCAATAACAAGAATATTATTGAAATACTTTTGAAGCAATTCTATTTGTGTGTTTGATACATTTGCACCCAATGTTGCTACTGCTGGGAAACCAACCTGATCTAATCTAATAGCATCAAACGATGATTCTACCACATAAACTCTGTCTGCAGTTTTTACCCTATGCAAATTAAAAAGTGTTTTGGCTTTAGGCAAACCTGGAGTATTTTTAAACTCTTTACCTTCAATAGATCTACCAACAAATCCAACTGGCATTCCATCTGGGCTATGAACTGGAACTGTAACCATGTCCTGCTTTTCTGAATACCCCAATGAAAACTTGGAAGAAGATAGTGAATTTATTTTACGATAGTTAAAATAGTTTTTTGCCCTGTCTGATGAAAGCAAATTATTATATAATCTTTTTAAAATTAACTCGTCAAATAATACGAAGTCTGGCTTGGCGTAAAGTGCTTTATTTATATCTTGTTCTAAATTGCCTTCTTGTTCTTTGTTTTTAATAAATCTGATTGATTCAAAATAGGTCCTGCCACTAAAATGCATAACTAGTTCAATTAAATCTGTTACATGCTGACAGGAAAAGCAAAAAAATTTACCAGTTGATTTGTCTACTTCTCCAGCAGGGGTTCTTGTATTTGAATGAAAAGGACAAAATATAATATAGTCTGAATCAACTTCTGATTCAATTGCTATACCTGCTCCTGAGAGAACTCGTTTGATTTGCTCTTTTGTATATATATTGGTTTTGTTCCGTCTATCCCTGCTATCCATTCACTCTTCCTTTTCCCTGCGTATACTCCATGTAGTGATATTTCAAATTCAAAATAATTCTTTTTTTCATTATAGTCTATTGTAAAGTCTGGATCAAGATCAAACCTTGGCACATACCCACAAAGGCGCATCTCTGAGGTAAGTAATCTAGTATATTCATCTTTTAACCTACCAATTGCTGACTCATCATGGATGATTCCATCAAGAGAAAACTTTTTAATCGCCTTATGGTGATAAAAAGTTGGAGGGTAGTTTCTTTTGTTTTCTGGCACATAATATTATAACTACTTATCTTCAAAATCTTTATACCTATAGTAGCCCTTATCAAAGTCAACTTGAACAAGAAAGTCTCCCATAAAGCCATTACGATTCTTTCTAAAAGCACACTCAATAACATCACTATTTGTACCACGACCAAGAGCAATAACCCAGTCAGCATCATAGGCAATCTGTCTAGACCAAGCAGTCTGTCCAAGTGTGGGAACAGTTGATAGGTCATTAACATCATCAGGTGTTGCGGATGAAATAGCAATAATAGGAACCTCTTCACCAATAGCCATGAGTTTGAGTTCTCGTGAAAGGTTCTTCATTCTTACTGTTTCATTATCTGACTTCTGATTAGGAGCCATCAACTGAAGGTAGTCAACGATTACAAAGTCTGGTTTGTATTGATCAATCTTTCCACGAAGAACAGAAGGATTAATCTCTCCACCTTGATCATTTGAAATGATATGAAATTCTGGCTTTCCTTGAAGATTTTTAGCATGCCATGATTTAAGCATGTCTAATTCAATTTCTCCATTAGAAATTTTTCTGTGTGACCAAAGACCTTCACCCATAATTGTAAATACACGATTACGAACTTCTGTCTCTGACATCTCAAGTGATATTACAAGTGGTGTCTTGCCCTGCTTCCAGGCCTGTACAGCAAAGTATAGAGCCATCCATGACTTTCCTATACCTGGGTATGCTAAAAAGACTCCTAACTGCCCTGGCATAATTCCTGCTGGAAGATAATTATCAAACCCTGGAAGATTTGTTTTAATTCCAATTTTGCCAAGTGCTTGCTGTTCCTTAACATTTTCAAAATATGCAACTGCTGATTCTAAGTCTGTTACATCAATATCACGAATTGCAGAAGTGTTCTTTTTTAATTCTGATGTTTGAGTAATTAAATTATCTAAAGCCTTGTTGCCTTCACCTTGTTGTACATCGCTTGCTGCACCACGAAGAATATCCTTTAGGCTATCATTTAAATATTCTGTTTGTAATTCCTCTAAATGATGTTTTGTTGCACCAATCCCAGATATTGGCTCAAAGTCTCTAAATTTTTCCACAACTAAAGATATTGGAGGAACGGCAGAGTTGTGTTCAAAATAATTTCTTATAAAATTCCAAACATCATTATGTGTTCTAAGAAGGTTATCAACATTTGCTTGAAGTAAAACGTGTACCTGCTTGTCTTCTAGCACTGCAGAAATTAGTTTTGCCTCTGTATTATTCACTTAACCACTCCTTAGCCATTCTTCTGCGTTCTTGTCTTTCTTTATCATCTTGATCTTTGTCTAATTTTGCCTGTAATATTTTTTCTGTATTGTACGAAAAGTAATTCCAAGAAGGAGAATGAGCAACAGTAAAATAGTACTCAAGAATATCATAACATTTTCCAATCCCGTATGACTCAATAAGGGCATCTGCTGCCCATTGTTCTACATTAAGGTTTAATGATGGCTTTTGCTCATACTTTGCAGTATGATACTTGCTGTATCTTGAAAGCAAAGCCATTCGGTCTTTGCGTTCTGCCATTATTCTGCGATTTCAGACTTTGCTTCGTTAATCTTTTCAGTTAACTTATCTTCTACAAACTTATAAACACGCTCAAAAGCATCGTTTGTATTTTCACCTTCACGCTTAGAGTCAATAACATTAAGATCAATCCTTAATGACTGAAAGTTACCAAGGTTAAGTGTATATCCCAAAGTAACCCCAACTTTAGTGTCTTCGTTTTGCATTTCATACCCCTTTTTGTTATTAAATAGATTCTCCCCAAATAGGGATAAACCTTCCATCTTCAGTTCTTGTATATGTAATTATACCGTCCCCCATCCTTCGTGTCAACTCTTGTGAGGATGGTGTAATGTCGTTTGTTATTAATTTGTCTTTTCTTGGTCTACCAATATGGTACGTAGCAAGTATATCACGTATCTCTCTAACTTGTGATTCTGAATAGTATGATCTGACTTGAAAACCTCTTGCACCACCTTTTTGAGATCCTGTAGGAAAAGGTATAACACCCCTAGTCATTAATCTTGGCATATATTTTTTATGACGATTAACTAGATCAGCAGTCTGACCTACAGTATATGCTCTTTGACGATTTTTTTTAAAGTCATTAACTAAACAACTTTCAATTTGATCTTTTGTAATATTATAAACAGACATAATGCCATTAGATCTATTTAGATGATGAACTCTAACTAAATCACCATTTAAAAACCAAACTTTTTTGTTTCCAGGTATTATAGGGGCGAGATTGTAACTTTCGCTCTCAATTTTTCCTTTTCTAGTAACCATTGTCCCTCTTTTGATTGCTCAGGTGGATTAAAAAATTTTCTTGATCCACAATACATGCAATATGTTTCTAAATGATTAACAGATGTATATTGTCTATCAATAAACATTCTTTTTTGACATCTATCACACTTAACCATAGATTAATTTGGTATTCCAATAATAATAATATTTACGTCAACTGACATATCTCCAGTTGTACCAAATCTTACAATTCCGTCAACTTTTGAAGTTGTTATATTTTTTAAAACAACTGATACATTTTTTCCAGCATCTGTGCCACCAGTATTTACTGGAGTGGCTGTTGCTATTGGTGCATACTTAAAGTCTGTTGGAAAATCATAAGAGAATGAAACTTCTGTTCCTGCTTGTCGTGTTGAACTATTTACAACATTTACATACCCGCCAATAATTCTAGCCTCAGAAGCCTTTACGCTTTGTTTGCCAACACCAGGTGTATCTACGGTTACATATTTATATGTTGCTGGAGATATCTGCGATGATAAATCATTAATAGTATTTGCTAATTGATAAATATAGGCAACATCTAAGGGTTGTCCTCTTTCGGGTAAAGGTAATTTTGCCATTGTTATATAATTATACCACTAAGTCTATCTCGTTGGATTCAAAAAGAGTAGCAGAACTAAATCTTTCTTTTGGAAAAGTTGGTATCTGTGCTGCAATTTTTACTTTTGTAGCACCATTTTTAATTACACTAGCATAGATTGTTGAGTATACAGTTGTAATATACTTCCAATCTTCTAAATCCCACTTAATATAAATATCAAATTCTGACTTTATGTTATTTTCTGGCGTCCACACTGCTGTTATTGTTGAATTAGATTTTGTTACAGAAAAAGGCACAGTAGTTGTATTTGGTATAGAGACTCTATATTTTTGTGACCAATAAGAGTATCTGTTCTTATCTTCACTAACAATTCTATATCTTACTACATAGTCCTGCCCAATGCCAGATATTTCTGGCAATGATGATTTTGGTATAATCACCTTTTTTATTTTAGAGTTTTCTTGTGCCATTATTGAACATCCAAGGCAAACCTAAATTCAATATAGTTTGTTGTATTTGCAGATTTAACAATTGTTGCAGCATGAGTATTTTTAATTACAGAGTAGCCAGTCATTCCATAAAGTGGATTTGAAGAACTAGTATTTTCTAACTTTAATGCATCTAAAGCAATATAAAAGTTATCTGTAGGACCTTGACTACCCGTAACACATGCATAAATTTTAACAACATCAACCTGGCTCCAAGTAAAACCAGTACTCTTGTATAACTCTTGCAATTGTCTTGTAGCAACCAGATATCTGTTTGTAGAAAAATCATGCTGACCTGTTCCAGTTCCATTATTAATATTTACCTGGAATCTTGCAAATTGACCAGTAACTGTATCAGATGAAGAAAATTCAAGTAGTAGTTTTACGTTGTTTGGAACCTCTGTTGACTCGCCATCTTTATTAATAACTGCAAAAGAAAGTTTAATTTCATCAGTTGGTGCATTTTTATTAAAATCTAGAACCGCTCCTGTTAAATGTATATGCTCTGAATTGTTTCCTATTACAATATTTCCAGATCCATCAATTGTTAACGCAGAAGAATTTCCTTTTATCATGACTGTATTATTTAAAAATCTACATCTTTCGTATCTTAAAACTCTTTGTTCGTCTGTAAAGATTCTATTGTCTGCATTTGTTTGAAAAACTTTTGCAACAACTTCAGATCCCTCTCTTGTAGCCATAACATCACTAATTATATTATTTGATTCATTATCTAATGGTGTATATTTTACTGGAATAGAGTATGCACCCTGGCTATTATGATGTTCCCAGTTTTCATCTTGTGTAAAAGCATAAATAGATTTGCTATCATATGCACCTGCTGCAGTATTTGATCCCGCAGAAAAAATACCAACTTCGCTAATTTCATATCTTTCTTCACTTGGTAACTCTGCAGTTAAAACAATTTTTGTAATTCCATCTTCAGTTACATAACCCCTTGAGGTAATAGGTACACGGAACATCTCAAAATCAAGTCTTTCTTTATTTGAGTAATCGCCAAAAACTGCATCAGAGTCTAAAGGCTTTGAACCGCAGCCGATAGCAATATACGAGGCATAGGCAGAAGCCTGACCCAGTAAATATTTTGCTAAAATATTTTTTCCAGTATTAGTAATCATTATTGCACCTCATATATTGTATCATCAAAAAATTTTCCATTTCTTAGTATTTGAATCTCTACTTGTTCGTCATCTTCTATGTTTACTAACTCTATAATGAGGTTTCCTGTATTTTCATCAATGTAGACTGTTGAGCCATTGGGCCCCGATCCAAATGAAGGCACTTTTGATGCAGCATTAATTGGAAACTTTTTGAAATAATTTTCTGAGGTATCTTGTAAAGATAATATGTTTTGAGGATTGTATTGGTAATTTATGCTAGTTAAATTTTTTATTGGCTGATAAATGATGTCTTGTCCATTAATAATATCTGTTCTTGATATATTAATTATTTCTTGACCACCAATATCTTCAAAAATAAGATCAGTCATTAGTTCAAGAGGTGTGCTCTCATAACTAGTTATTAAGAGGTTTGTCGTTGCAGCAAGAACTCCCGTATCTGCAGTTGACGATACAGTGTCTGGTGTATTTGGTGTGGCATTTGCCATTCTATACCTCACTTAGATATACTGTCATATCTGGTCCCTCTGAATTTTTTGCATACTCTATATTATATACTACAAATCTGGCATTGTTTTCAGATATTTGATTTACAGAATCCTTATCCTTATAGTCAATAGTTACAATATCTCCAAGTTGAACTGTTGGTGTAGCAAAAACTTTGAGGCTTACAGATTTTCTTGGCTTAACAACCTTGTTTACAATCCACTCCATTAAGTTATTGGCATCATCTTGTGTTTGAATATATGGAGCCTCTAAAGAAAAATCTTTTTTACCATAAGTTATTCTGCTTATTTTAATATCTTCATAGTCGTTGTCATATTTAACTGGAGATTTTATTAAATTTGAACCACTAAGTTGTGGATTAGAAAAACTACTATTTTTAGCAAAATATTCATCCATTGTTAACTGGTGCTGAGACTCTTGTGTGAAGGTAATTCCCTGAATTCTAAGATAGTTTCCAGTTGTTTCATCAAGACTCAGTGCGGTGTCTGTTGCGTTAAATATTAAAAACTCTGCTCCATATGACCCTGCTCTAAATCCAGAAACAGTGTACCCTTTAATCTTATTAAATGTTGGAGATAGTTTTGCATAAAGTGCTGGATATGCTTTATCATACCTAATATTAAAGTATGAGGCTTCTCTCATAATAGTTCCAAACTCTTCAAAGTATATATTATATTGTGGTGGTTGAGAAGGATTAATGCCAGACAAATATGTAGACTGCACAATACCGCTCATTGCATACTTTCTAAAAGATTCATTTGCATTAATTTCAGAATCATTTATTGCTGACATGACTGGTGTATCTAAAGCAAACACAGTATTTTGACTATAATTATTTGTCAATGCATAAATGTTTTCAAACATACATCTTGCAGAGCCTCTTGTAAAAATAGCCATATTATTATACATTGGAAGTGGTGCATCATCATCAACTGTTGAAACAAGTCTATTATTTATATATAAATAAAACCTTCTAATATTTCCTATATTTTGATACTCAACTGCAAGATCATAAACTGTTGGATTCTCTTCTCCGACCATTCTATACTGACCTGTAAATTTTCCATCATCAACAATAACATTTGCTAAACCGCCCCAAAGTTTGACTGGTATTGCATCAGATGTTGCGGTATCGCGTAAAATTTTATAAAAAATTATATTGTGGAGATTTTCAGCAGACTTGCTATAACTGCTAACATTATTTTCTGTTAATGCTAAAATTTCAAAGTAATAACCAACATTTGTTGTTGGATTTAACATAACTGCTAAACCACCAGATCCAGCACTAATATTAATATTTTGTTCTGGTGAATTTCCAGTAACAACAAAGTATGTATCACTACCAATAGGGGTCTGGCCACGATTTTGATTATTTTCAATTTTTCCTATAATCCTCATTCTTGTGCCAAAATGTTTGAATGAGTCTTTTAGTGGCTTGTGCACATAAGAAATAAAATCAATTCCCTTTTGAGTAGTTGTAAAGGATGGACCATTTAAAATGAATGCGGATGACTGAATTGTTCCAGTCTGTGTTGTCTTAAGTTTGTTAAAATCTGTTTCTGTACCATAGTACTGAGATAAGAAATTTTTTATAATTCCAGACCTAGTAGATTGAGTTGCTAAATTGTTATTAACTCCTGCTGCATTAGTGTCTAATATTAATTTTTCTGTTTTAGTATCAATAGAGTTTTGGCCTGCAAGACTAAACAATAGTTCTGATCTCATTGAACATCCACGAACATTTGCATTATCAGACCAATATGAGTTTAGCCCAGCATAATGCCCTACTATCTTTGTTCCAAACTGACCTCTTCCGTGTTTTGCAACTAATCCATTTTTTAACTTTGTAATACCATCAATAGTTTGATAATTAGGATATGAAAATATTCTTATTAATCCAGTTGGATAAATTTTTCCATTATGGTTAAGTTTAGAAAAATAATTTTGATATTCACGTGTGCTAGTTATCCAAACATTGCCAACACCGCTCACAGTATACTGAACTGCATCGTATTTTATAATTTCGCCATTTGCATAAAAGTACCCGCTATATCTAGAAAGCCAATAAATACCCTCACCTAGATCAATTGTGTTATTAATGACTACATTATTATAAACGCTTGGAACGGTTTCAGATAAATCAGAATTTAAAGGAATTGCCCCCAAAACATAATTAGACTGATTGTTTGACTGATCATTAATTGACTTAGTGTTCTCATCACCAGTTACCTCCCAAAGCAAAACTGGTTTATAGATCCATGTTTTTTCACTATCAATTAGACTTGCCTGTTTTATTGAGCCATAGGTTTTTTGAATATATCTTGTTTTATAATTAATGCTGCCATCATTAAAAACATCGTTATTTTGTGAATTAATAGATATTATGTTTGCAAGTTTTGCGTTTGTTTTTTTATTATTTATTAGTCCATCTTGTATAAAATCTTTTGTTCCATAAAATTCAAAATCAGTTTGTCTTTCTGATTCTTTTGGAAGAATGTAATTTTTACTCATCATAATAAAATTATTATATTCATCAAAAAACATTGCAGTTTGTGTTGATATTGCTAACTGGTTTAAGATTTGTGCCACACTTGTGTCTGGTGGTATAAAAAAATATGGAATTACTGGGTCATTTTCACCACTTACTCTTTTAAAAGAATAATTACTAAAACCAACTGAGTCTAATAATACTGATATAGCATAACTTAATGATACACTTGTAACTAAAAGTTGTGGAGCATTGATTGATTCTAAATAAAAAAATAGATCTCGTAACTTTAACGATACCTGTCTGCTTTCATTATTAGTTTCGGGAAAACCTTCCGTATACATGGTCTTAATTGGAACAAAATAATCATATCCATCAACATTAATTATAACTTCATAAAACTTTATTTGTATATTTTTAGTTATATAGTTTTTAATAATACTATTATCATTATTTGTATTAAATGCTTGATCATAGTCAAACAATCTTAATGTTCCATTTGATGCAAGAAGTTGTCCTACTGGAAGCCCCGATGATCCTAAATCTGATGCTGTTTTTGTTACAGAAAATTCTGTTGTTTTTTCTGATAAATCAACAACCAATCTTGGTGAAAGTTCTATCAAGTCAAAAGTAGAGTCAGGCCTATTCATTGTTTCAACAATAACCCTAAGACCTTCAATGTAATCAAACTCTCTATATGTATAGAGACCATCTGAAGAATTTAAATACTTTATTGGTGATGTTGTATCAGTAACAAAGTTAGTTAGTCTATCAACGGTCTCTTCGTTTATTTGCCACCCATATGTTGGTACAAATGTTTCATATTTATCTAAAACCCAAATATAGTATAATCCTAAAGCGTTTTCATTTTCTTTAACAAGATAAGCATAACCATTTATAGAAGACTCGGGCAAGGTGACTGTTGATGAATGATCTTCGGCTTTAATAAATATATCTTGATATTTATCTGGAACGATTAGTCCATAACCTAGTTCTACATATCCATCTGAGCCAATTATTGGTGTACCGTTTTTTCTTTTTGTGTTGCTATCAATTTTTTTTATATCAATCCAATTATTATTTTTTAGTGCTTGTATCTTCCATCTGATGGGAGTTTTACTATTTGCATCTCCATAAAATGGATCTGAAAATGATTTAGATGATGTTGAAAATGGACCAAGATCAACTGATCCAACGTGAGTCTGCATTTTTACAACAACTCTATTTGTAGGAACTTTATTCTTATAAACAATAAATGGCGCAACGTCTTCAATATGGTGTTGCCCATTTAAAGTTTTATTTGCAACCCCATACTCTAAACCACCCTCTGTCCTAAAAGATGTCCAATATTTAAAATAATCGCCTTTATCTGGCATATAGTATCTTGGCCTATTTGCCATTTCTGAATTAGCATTATGAATATATGAGTTTGAGAAATAAGAAGCCTTGTTAATACCTGATCTTGGTCTAAACTTATAAAAACAATCTTCTAAAGAATAAATAAGTTTTAGGTATTCTTTTTTTGATGTCAATAGGGTAGGCTCATCAATGTTATCAACACCACCATCAATTACAACATCAGCATCAGTTGCTGCATAATAAAAAGGAACTTGAGTATCTTTATCTTCATCATTATTAAAACTGGAAATTATATTTTTATATATAGAATTATCTTGAGTTGGCCTATATCTATAATTACCAATTTTTTTAATATTTTCTGGTATGTTCATATTCCATTCAGCAATAACTGCTGACTGAGTTCTAATTACAGAAGATTCTTGAAGATGATTTTTTAATTCATCATTTTGAAACATGCTATGCCTCTTCCAGAGTTAGAGAAATATTCCAAAAATCATAGTTGCTTCCACCACGTTTTTGTACGCTGTATGAAAAATCACTAAAAAACATTTCAACTAATTGGTTATATTGACCCAAATGTCCATATGCACTGTCATCTTTTCCAAAGTTAGAATATTTATCATATGCTAGGTATACCCAAAATGATCCTTGATGGTTGTTGTACCAGTCAAGCATTTCGACTCCACCCGCTCCATTGTCAGAGGTATACTCCAAAGAATTTTTTTCATTTACCAATGGGTTTCCAGTAGATGGATTAAACTCTGGCGATAGAGCAAATGATCTAGAGGAAAGCATATTCCAACTAGTTGATATAGTTAATTTGTCTGCAACATGATAAGAACGCATTCTTCCATTAATCATTCTTTCACGCTTTTCAATTCTTGTTGGTTTAAAATCAATTGGTTGTCTATTATCATCTGAAAGTATTAAGAATTGATTATAGGTTGATGTATCAGTTTCTGAGCCAGTTGTAGATCCAATTTCGTATCCGTTTGGCACATAAAGTCCATTAGAAAGTGTTCCAGAATTTTCTGACCATAACATCGCTTGAGGTCTTTGATATTTTCTTCTACCGTCAATATACGAAGAAGCATTTGGATTTGTAGCCATTAAAGTTTATTACCTCTTAATCTCATAGAATCTACTTGTTTAATCTTTGCCATTACCGTGTTTGCTATATCATTTGCATTTGCATCAGACTTAACATTAACTACTAACTCATAATTATACACTGAAGAAGATGCATCTGATCCAGAATTAATAGCCTTCATTTTATCAATGCCGTGTGTATCTACAGCATATTTACTCATTACAAATTCTCCTGGAGTAAGCATTGCTGGAACTGTGTCAGTACCTACTGCATACCCTCCTGCTGCAAAATACTTAGGAACTAGTCCACCCATAGACATTCTTCCTTCAGACAGTCTAAAGAATCCTCCACCACTAGTTAGCAACTTTTTTGCATTTGCTGCTGCTGCTGCGGCATCTGCAGCATCTTGTGCTGCTGCTTTGGCTGCTGCATCTGCTGCTGCTTGCTCTGCTGCAGTACTTCCCTTATCTCCATCACCTGAAAGTGGGTTTCCATTATTAAAACCAAGACCATCTCCTGCAGATCCATCATCTTTTCCTTTTATAAATTTGTCTAATATTTTTCCTGTACTTGATGAACTTGAACTACTTGATGAACTTGAACTTGATCCACCAGACTCAATAGTTGTTATATATCTTGTAATATTTTCAGTAATGTTTCTTACTTCATCTATAATGCTTTTAATGGTAATTGAATCTGGAAGTGCATTAATTTTATCTACAATGTTTGTCCAAGATCCAGAAGCACTCTTTGAGTCTTCCTCAATAGCCATCATTGCCTTAACTATATCTTCTTCTAGTGCAGTAGCCATTGCTTCTGCCTTAAGAACCATATCTTCAAAATCTTGTAGTGTTTTACCAGCAAGATCATCCATACTTGTTAGACTATCAAGAATAAGAAGTAATTCTGCTTCTTGGGAAGCAAGTTCTGCATCTTCTTTTTCTAATTTATCTAAAATACTTGTTTGTGATGTTAGTGCTGTATTAAGATCTGCAAGTTCTTTTTCATACTTAAGATTTATTGCATCAATTGCAGTTGATCTATCTTTTTCATACTGCGTAATTTGTTCTTGTGATGTCTCAATTGCTTTAACAAGTTCAAGTCTCTTAGGGTCTGTTTCAATCTTATAAATTTCTTGAGATATTTGATATTGTCTTTCAGCAATTTGATCCTTAGTCATTCCTGACTCTGCACCCTTAAGACCCTTTATCTGATTATCTCTTGCCTGTGTTAAAGCATTTGTAGTGTCTTCTGCATATGCTGCAGCATTTTGTGATCGCATTTCTTGAGCAGCCTGTGCTGCTGCTGAAATATCTCCCTGTGTAAGGGCATCTGCAAGACCCAACTGTGTTTGTTGTTGAGCGATAAGTCTTTGATTTATTTGCTGTGTCTCATTTAGGGCCTTAATTCTTTCATCATAGACTTTATTTATTTCTTCTTCTTGATGATTGATGATAGCAAGATCATTACTTAACTTGTTTGATTCTGTTTGTTTTTTATCAATTAAATCTGTAAACTCTTTTTTAAGTTTTGACTCATTTGATTCAATCGAATTCTTTTCAGTATCAATTAAGTTATTATAATATTTATTCTTATCTTCAATTGCCTTGTTCAATTCATCTTCTTTTGCAGAAATGTCTCTTTGTATTTGATTTGCTCTTGCTTGAACTAGGTTCATTTGAGATGCAAGACCTTGACGAGCAACTTGAATTTGACTTAAACTCTTTCCGCCACCAGTTATTGCTGTGCCACCTGTTGCTTTTACAGCAGCCTGATATGCATTTTCTCCCATATTAGGATTTGCCTTTGTGCCATATTTTCTTAATTCAGAAATATTCATTTTTTCTCTTAGTCTTGCTTTAACACTAAGAACATTCTGTGCTGCTGCAGCACCTTGAGAAATTTTTTCTGGAACTGTTTGAGATGCAAAATTTATATATCCTTGAATCTTTGCATTCTTTTGAACATTATTAAGTCCATCTACAACCTTCTGCAAACTTGCAGGTACCTTTTCAATTCCACTCTTATACATATCCATTGCAGCAATAGCAGCAGATAATTGATTTGGATCCTTAATCATATCAAGCAAAGCGTTCTCAGAAAGTTGTGGAAGATCAGTAGTCTCCTTCATAAACTTTAGAAGTTCACCAATACGACCCTTATCTGCAAGTTCTTGACCTGCAGACAAACCTTCTGTAACAATTCCATTAATTTTTGCTCTTAGTTCTGCTTGTTTTGCTAGAACTGTATTTGTTTCAAGTTCTTTGTCTGTAATTCTTCCAGCAGCAATTTCAGTTACATAGTATTCATCATTAAGTATATTTTGAAGAGTAGAATTATCAATAACAAATTTGTTATTTGTTTTTGCAAGAGTTGCAATTCTTTCCATAACCTTAGCACGTTCTTCATCATTTGTTATTGATTTAAGTTGTGCTAAATTATAGTCACCGCCTACGGCTTTAGTTATTGCTGCTTGGGCTGCCTTGCCTGATTCAGATAAAACAACATCCCCAACCTTACCACCCTTAAGAACATTTTTAGTATTATATGGATCAACCACCTTGCCCTTATTTGGACCGCTAGTTGCCTTTGTAGCAGTCTTCATATACTTAGCAAGTTCTGCTGGATCACCAATCATAGAAGTTAGGAAATCAATAAACTGTTGGTTTGAACCCTTCTTAAGAAGTTGTTGCTGCATGCCATTAAATACATCACCAATTACTCCCTTAACCTTTTTACCGTCGCCGACTGCCTTAAATAATTCTGTAATTCCGCCAGCAGCATTTAATGATGCAAGTCTGACCTGCTTAAGTCTTGCAAGAATATCATTTATTGGATCTGCCTTTTGTGATCCTGTTGTGCCACCCTCATTGCCTCCATTTGCTTTAGCAGATGCAATATCTTGTTTTGTTTGTTGCATAGTTCTTGCTGCTGCAAGTCCTGAACGTGCTGCATCTCTTCCTGCACTAGTTGAATAGTAGTCTGCTACAGTGCTTGCCCCACCTGCTGCTGCAATCCTCTTCTTAATTTCTGCATCAACATCACCTTCAGTTATTGTTTTAAGTAATGTTATGTATTCTTGAATAACAGTCTTCTTTGTTTCATCTGGAAGATTTCCCCATTGATCCCAAACTGCAAGAAGTGCTCCCATGTCTTGAGTTACAGAATTTCCATCTGTATTTATTAGAGCAATTGCTTCTTTTGTAATTGGTGTTGGCATACCCTCAACCTCTTCAAGTTTTCCTTGAAGTTCTTCAAGTTTTGCCATTGCATCTTTTTGTTCAAAGAATGCCTGTATGTTTATTTCTTTACCAGCCATCTTTTGCATAAGTGCAATTGTTGACATTAATCTTTCTGCTTCTTTTGGCTTTTTATTTGCAATATTTGTTATTATGGTTTTTACAACTTTATTTTTAACTCCACCTAATGAGTTAATAAGTTCTGAAAGTTTTCCTGGATCATGAACTTTTAAAGATGTATTAATAAATTTATTGAGACCTTTTTCATCTCCAGAAAACATTTCTAATAATGTACTTGCTGTTGCTGGTGGCATTTGACCAGATGCAACAACGGTATTAATCTTAACTTCTAGGTCTTTACTCTTAAGATCTGCAGTTGACTTTAACAATGGATCAACAAATGCTTCTTGTGCTGTACCCTTATATTTTTCTCTTACCTGATTTTTTAGTGAATCAAAAAATGCATCCTCAACTGCTTTTCTTTGTTGTGCAACCCTAAACAAGGCAATTTGATCTTTAAGAATATCTCCGTTTGCTTTTCTTAGAGTATTAACACCAGAGACACGTTTTGTTTCTAAAGCAGCAATCTGATCATCAATTTGTTTTCTTTTTGCTGCATCTATAGTTGCTGCTTTTTGTGTTTCAAGAATCTTTAACTCTTTGTCATATTGAATATTTAAAGAATCTATTTGTGCTTGATTAAATTCTAGATTTTGTGCGCCTGATGCAGCACCTGCTGCTGCCTGTGCTTCAGCCTTTGTTGTTCCAAACATTTCTTTTGCAGAATATGCTGTAAAACCAGGAGCCTTTTGCCCTATAAACGCAGATGGAAAAAATGGAGAAACAACCTTTGATGCTTGAGATAGTCTGCTATCTAAACTATTTCTTGTATCTGTAATTGATCCTTGAAGTTGATCTTTTAATCCTGAAGTTACATTTCTTTGTTCTTGTACAAGTTTTACTCTAACCTCAAGAGGGTTCTTTAATAAATCTTCTCCGCTTGGACCAATTAAAGATAATAGTTGTCCACTAATTTGAGAAGTTAGAGTTTGATTATTTAAGTTAATTCCAATCTGACTTGCAACGCTATGCGCTTGCTCTGCTGTCATAACTCCGTCTGATATATAACCAGAAAGTTGTATGGCCATTTGTTTTGCTGCTGTGTCTGTTCCAGATTTTAGGCTCTCAGTAAATCCAGTCATTACATCTTTGCCTGCGCTACTATCTAAAAATGTTGAACCAAATTGTTGCTTACCTCTTTCAAAACCAGTTGTATACCTATCTGATGAAGATGTAGATCTTTTGCGTGAATATAGTTCTGAAGCCCCAACTTTTCCAGTAAGTTCTCCAATAGATTTCATTTTTTCTGTTGTTGCAGATGTTGCATCTGTAAGTTTTGATATTTTTTCTGCTGCTGCTTTTGATGCTTTATCTGCAATGAAGAATGACCCAGCAAGGGCAAGAACTGCTGCTCCAGCAGCAACATATGGGTTAGTCAGCATTGGAGCCATACCAGCCACTGCCGAGGCTGCAAATAGGCCTCCAGTGACCTTAGAGTCTGCTCCTGTCATCATTGCACCCATTGCAACTCCGCCTAGGGCTGCAGAGGCTCCACCAGAATATCGGCCAACCTTTTCTTGAAGAGCCATACGACGTTGTGCTTTTTCTTGTTTTGCTGCAGATTTTGCACTTATAACCTTTTCAGAATCAAGTTTTGCTTGGTCGCGCATTCTTTGTGATTGTGCTATTGCATTTGCTTTTTCAACTTCTGCCATAACAACTCTTTTTCTGTACTGAGAGAGTGCTTGAGCAATTTCTTGTTTTGTTAAATTATTTCTTAATTTAAGAAGCCTTGCCTGTTCTTGAACTGCGCTTGTTACTCGACCTTGGGCTTTTTTACTTAATACAGATTCTTGACCTAAGCCTTGGAATCTTGGATCGCCAGCATCGCGTCTAATTGCAAATGTTCTTGCTTGTGATCTTGTAGCAGTAGGTCCTCCACCAGTTTTACTATAGTCTGGCGTTCTTGTTTCTGTTCCCTTGCCAATAACTCTACCAGTTGAAACTGGAGATGTATTTTGACCAGTATATGGTATAAACTTTCCTGTTGCTGGATCACGGTAGTACTCAGTTTTTCTTACAGTTTCTAAGCCACCTCTTACTGGCCGACCTTTTTCATCAAGAAGACCTGTATTCATAAACATCTTATTTTCATTCATTCTTGTAAACCAGTTAGAATCAGCAATTCGCTCGGACATAATACTATTAACAAGTTTTGCATTTATATACGCACTAGATGATTTACTTAAGAAAGACAAACCTTTTGTTTTTGATGGATCTAATGTCATTAAATCTCTTGTTTTAATTTCTAGTTCTGATAGTGCTTTTACATGCTTTTGATTCTTTGGATCAAATGGATGATTTTCCTCTTTTACTATTGACTGTATAGCAGATTGAATATTTTTTGTTTGTGTTGCATTAAGATTTAGTGGATTTCCATTTTTATTGTTCCAGTCCAAAATCTTTTCAAATCTAGATTTATTTTGTGGATCATTTGTTTTTACAAACTCATTAACAACTCTATAGTCTGGCCCCATAACACCCATAGAATATTTTTCTGATTTTGATGCTGGTCTAGACTTTCCTGCTTGTGCATCTTCCAAACTTTCATAAACCCTTACCGCTTGAGCATGAGATGCATCAAGTCTAAACATCTTGTCAACAGTTTCCATTGCAGCCTTGCGTACAGCAGGAGATGTTGATTTAAGATCTTTACCTAACTGTGTCTCATTTCCATTTGCATCTTTCATATTTGCAAGGAAATCTGTATACTTTCTTATTGTCTTATCAGACTTAATACCGCCTGGGTTTGCTGCTTCTGTTTTTATTTCATCCCAAACTCTTTTTGCTTTTGGATTGTTTGCTCCAATATCTCCACCACGTTTTGACTGACCACCAGAAGTGACATTGCTTAAGAATTTATTAATATTAAATAAATTTGACTTTACATATTTTCCAGTTTTTGCGTCAGGGGAAATACCAAATCTATAATTAAATCGTTCTTGCATTCTTTCAAGATTAACACCACTTGTGCCTCCTTGATTTGTCCAAAATGTTTTGCTGTTTGGATCATAGATCATCTTTTCCATTAAACTTTGTCTAAATGCTGGTCCTGTTGACTTCTTCCATCTATCTTTAAATGTTCCATCTAATTTTGAAGACTCTACCTGCTTATCTGCCCAATCAAAGAATTTTTGCATTTCAATTTGAGATTGAGATTTTTGCACAGTTGATAATTCTGGAATAAAGCCTGCCATAAGTTTTTTAACTGGAGAGCCAGCAGCAGCATGTATTTTTTGGAATGAAGACCAATCTGTTTTTTTACCAGACTCTAGTCTTGCTATCATTGCATTATATGGTGCTGCTTCTGCAGGTAACAAGTTCATTCCTGCAACTGTTTTCTTTAGTTTTGGAAGAACTTTTGCAATTTCTGCACCAATTGCTGAATTATATTCTTGAGGAGTCATTTTCTTTGCTATGTCAGCAGTAGATAAAGCAAAGTCTTTCCGTGCTCCCCCCTTAATACCAAGGAGATTTATCATTGCTTGATCTTCCATTGAAGGCATTGCTGATTGAATCTCTCTAAATCCAGATGCTCTACCAAATACTCCTGCTGGGCCAACATCTGCAAGCGTATTGCCAAAAACATTTGATTTAGATAAGTCTTTATCTCCACGAAGAAGCGAGGCTACAAGTTGTGTAATCATCTGCTTTTTTGTAAACTTTCCACTTGCTTCTGCTAACTTAGGATCATATGGTGATTCAAGTACAATTAACTTTCTCTTTCCAGTTGTATCTGTTGGATCCATCATTGTTTTTATTGTTTGCTTTGGAGCATTCAGACCGTGTGCTTCTCTTGCAATAATGGTTGCACGTTGTTCTGCAAGTGCACTTGTTGCATCTACTGCAGGTTTAACAAATACTACTTCCCCATTTGGCTTTCTATATATACCGCCAACGTTTGGTATTGGGAAACTTCTTCCAGATGTTCCTTGCAACAATGTTCCAAAATCTGTTGCTGGAACTTTTCCAAATTGACTCTTTTGAACTGATTCTGCAATACGATCAGCAATTTGTCTTGACTGTGTTACTTGACCAATAGATTTTGGCATGCCAACAAATTTTGCACCTGATTGTAGTTCATCTGGTTTTGCATGGAATGCTGGTCTTGCTGGAATTTTTCCTGCCATATATCCAGGAGTTTTACCAGCCATCATTGCATGTAAGAATCCTATGTTCTTTGCAGTTACATCTGCTGGAATAACTGCTTCACCTGGAGCAAGAAATGCTGGTTGAATGTCTCCTGCACCCTTTGGACCAGGAACTTGCAAAACACCATCAGCATACTTTCTTACTGGTCTTCCTGATTTTGGAAGTCTTGATGTTGCTGCAGCAGCGCCAGGTGATGCAAATAGTCCTGGAGAAGATGTTGCTAATGCTCTTGCCTGGGATGCAGCATTTGCATATGAGTTTGCTAATTTTTGAAGAGCAACATTTTCAACATTGAATACCTGAATAAGTCTTTCATGCGATCCGTGAAGAGCATTAGATGATGCAACATTTTCAATTTCTTGTTGTGTTAAATAGTCAAATCCTCCACCAAGCATTTTATTTTGACCATTAAGTTTTGCTATTCCACCTCTAATTGTTGCAAACAACTTAATGAGATTTGCAAGACCATTTGCAAGTAAACCAAATGTCATAAGGAATATTGGACCAATACCAGCAACTACTGTTGTAATTATTGTTACAAACTTTTTAGTTCCATCTGAAAGATTATTAAACTTTTCAAATAAATTTCCAATAAACTTTACCACTGGTGTAAGAGCCTGTAAGAACTCTTTTCCTATTGGCATAATTGTTTGTTTAAATTGCTCCACTGCTGCCTGGAACTTAACTCCAACAGCACCTTCAATCTTTCCCATTTCTCGTTCAGAAATAATTGCAAGTTCTTCCATAGATGCGCCAGACAGTTGTAATGCTCTAGAGGCTTGACTTCCATCTTTTGTTACATTTTGAAACAATGTTGATAAACGAGCAAACTGAAATTTACCAAACAGTTGTTCAATTGCACGTGCACGATTAAGTGGATCCAATGTATCTAGCGCTCTTGCAAATCCTACTACTGTTCCTTTTAAATCACCAGCATTACCTTGTACTATGCCCTTAATATTTATGCCCATTCCAGCAAGCATTTCAGATGATTTTTTAGTTGGATTAATTAACGCTGCAAGACCAGACTTAAGTGCGTTAGCACCTTCTGATGCGTTAATCCCGCCTTCTTTCATAGCAGTCATAAAGAATGCTAAATCTTCTACATTTCCACCAAGTTGTTTTACAACTGGTGCTGCTTTAGGAATTGCAATTGTTAAGTCTTCAATAGAAAGAAGAGTCTGATTTTCAACTGCGTTAAGAAAATCAATTTTTTTACCAAGGTCTTCTGAAGAAATTCCAAAAGCATTTTGTAAAGATATAGTTGTTTCAAGCGCTTGTTGCTGTTCAACTTGACCAAGAACTGCAAGTTTGTTGGCTTGTTTTACCTGTGCATCTAATGCTGTGCCTGAAAAGCCTGCTGCTGCAGCGGTTGCTGCCATATCCATTGTATCTTTGACAGCAATACCAAACTTGGTATATTCCATACCAATTCGTTTAATATTTTCAACTGCGATGTCTGTTGCTGTACTATCTGTAAATGCATCACCATAAACACGTTGAAACTTTACTACAGATTTTTCCATTTCTCTAAATGTTGTTGCTGCGTATTGTCCAAGCATTCCAAGAGGTAGTGTCAAACCAACCATCAATTGGCGTCCTGCCCATTGAGTATTCTTACCAAAATTTAATAACTGAGTAGACCCTTGTCTAAGTAACTGATTTAAAAACTGTTGTCTCTGAGCAGCATACTGAATTCTAGTTCCAAGTTCTGTAAACTGGCCATTTGCCATCATCAACGTTTTTGGCATTATTTTTATTGCATCTGCAAAACCACCATTTGCTTTTTGTAATTGAATGTACTGTGCTTGTAAAGCCTTTACTCTATCTCTACGTGCACGATTAAGAATTTCTCTTTCTTGTGCAAACATGCCAGTTAATGTTTTTGTATTTGCAGTTGCTGCAGCAGCAGTGTATTTAAAATATTGACCTAAACTTAACTGATTTTTTTCAAGAGCAGTTGTGAATGCTTGAGTGCTTGTTGCAACTTTTACTTGTGATGCAGAAAATTTTCCAGTAGCATTTACTGCCTGGATTAATTGTGCATTAAGACCTTTTTGTGCATTTACTGCAGCAAGGTTACCTTCAGCAAGTGTTTGATGAAACTTGCTAAGACCAGCCTGCAGCGATCTAAGTTGTGCTAAGGCGTCAGCCGTATTAAAATTTATGCCTATATTAGCATTAACGTCTGACAATTTTCATAACACCCCTTTACAAGTTACTTGCTCATTGTTGCAATAATGTTATTATTTGTAGCAGCATCGCTTCCTGATGCAGCCTCAATAATTTCATATACTGTTGGAAGGTCTAGAAGATCTTCTAGCGCTTCTTTATTTTCAGAAAGATCTGGATTGTACTGCTTCATTGCAATTTGAACGCAGTCAAGAAGAACATCCATTGACTTATCGTTATCATCTGCAACTAATGCTAAATCACCAAATCGCTTTACGAACTCACGAAGTAGTGAAATCTTTAATGGTTTAACCTGTAGTGTGGTTCCATCTACCATTGTTACTGTCTTGCTATTTGTATTTTCAGCCATTGCTTCTCCTTTTGTGATTAGTTAATTATATCATAGACTGGTTTGTTTTGTTAGTCTATTTTTTCGTATGTCAATCCCATCCCAATTCCAAAACCTTTGCTTGCAGCATTTTGTCCTTGTAATGCTAGTATATCATTAGGATCAGTTGCTGCTCCCTTGCTATATACCCTGGCTTTTAATGCTTCCCACTCATCTTGCTTTCCAGACTCTTTATCTAAATCAACACCCTGCATCGCTGCAAGAAATTTTTTTTCTGCATAATCTAACTCTCTTTTAATTGAAAGAGTTGACATTATTTCTGGCATAGACATAGATCTTTCTAGTTCCTCATAGTCTTTCCAAATACCTAAAAGAAATGCTTCAGACTCTAACTTTGCAAGATCTAGGGTTTCCCATGTAGAGCCACTTTTGGTTGCTTGCTGCTTTACTGTTTCGTCTGATTTTTCATTTACTTTAATTCCTGCTGCTATTTCTAAAAGATCATAAACATTTTTTATTGTAAGATTATCCTCAATTAAGTCTTTTGATTTTGAAAGTTCTGGATAATATTGCTTCATGCATATCCTCGCACACTCAACAAGAGCATCGATTGCATAATCATCATTTGGTGCTTTTTTTACGTACTCAAAAGCAGTCATAAATTCTCTTAAAAATTTAATTTTTAATGGGACTATAAAAATCTCTGTACCATCTATTAAACTTAAATAGTCACTATCGTATATTTTTGTAGCCATTTATATAGTATACCAAAAACAAAATTGCCCCGCTCAAATTAATGAGAAGGGCAATAATGTTATTTAATTGTATTATGCATTTGGAATTGTGCGGTCTACGATCTTACCGTATGATGCATCATCATTTGGAAGAAGACGGAATGAAACTTCAAACATTGTTGCTTCATCGCGCTTTGCAGACACAGTTACATTCTCGATTGAGAGTGCACGGTATGCAACATAGATACGTTCAATTGAAGATCCTGCTGCACAGTCACCTGTACCTGGACCAACTGCTACCAAACCACGCTCAACTGGGCATTCGCCAAGTTCTCCTGCAGAAAGGTTAAGTTCTTGTGAACCTGCTCCGATACCTGTTCCTGTCAACTCAGACTTATTGTCTGGGTTTGAAGCAAGAGCAAATAGAAGGTTCTCAAGTGTTGCTTCAGCAAATGTAGTATTTAGGTTAACCTGCATACCTTGCTTGTACAACTTTGCAACGTCAAGAACCTGGTCCACTGAAACTTCACCGAAGTCAGGTTGGAACTGTAGTTCAAGTCCGTTCATTGTATATCCAACATTGCGGAAATCATCAGAATTTGCTGTTAGAGAAAGAGTTTCTCTGAATGAAGTTCCTGCTGCGTATGCTGGAAGATCAGCATCAGTTAAGTTGCCGTTTTCATATGTAAAAAGTGCTGCTGCGCCAACGATAATGTTGTTGCTCGTACCTCTTGAATATGCCATAGTATTTCACCTCTTTTTTTTCGTTAGATTAAAAGGGCTTGTTTCCTCATTAATAAGTATAACAGCCTTTTAAAGATATTTAGTTATTATTTAGATCTGGGGCTTGGCTATAGTCAAAATCAATAATAATTTTATTACCGCCATAAGTTCTTGCTGTTCCAAAATCTATAATATCTCTAGTTTCTTGCAACTGATAAACCTTGAACTTATGAAATCTAAAAGCAGGTAAGTTTCCAGCAATAGTTCGACCTTTTTGCCAATCGTTAATCTCTTCTGCAGTCTCATCTTCACGATCCATAAGTCTAAGTACTGTTTCTGTAACAGCAATCATTTTTGGTGTTACTCCTTCTTCTGTTGCATAAAAATAATATAGCATTTGCTCTGACTTAATGTGAGGGAATGGACTCCTACGCATTCTAATCATTCGATCAAAAGTGCATTTTACGCCTTTATATGGGTATCTTTCATCATTCACTACAATCCATGTTTGTGTTAGATCATCTATTGTATTTGGAGATGGTGGAAAAAATGGAACACCAATTTTAACAGACTCTGTAAGTTTTTCTTGAAGATATGAGTTTATCCATAACATGGGTGTGTTAACTACTGGATCAGCAGACCCCAAACTTATTTGTTCTTCATTTGTATATATTGTCATTATGCTAATCTCCCTGCACTAGCAACCCATTTAATTGCAGTAGACTTACCAACATTTCTACCGCCTCGCTTACCCGCTTTAATATTTTTCTTATATACAGAAGCATTTTTAAAATGTTTATCTAAACCACTAATTTTTAAAAATGATTGTTTAAAATATGTTCCAAAAAACTCATCTATAATCTTTTCAAATTGTTGTTGTGTTTGTCCACCAGGATTTTCAACAAAAACCTCATTTCTTGTATAAACAATTTCTCCATTTGTTTCAAATCTTAAAGATTCTGCTTTTTTAGGTTTAATTGTTACACCAATTCCATTTTCCATTATCATTGCTTTTTCAGCAAATGGCTCATTCGACCCCTGTTGAATAGATGTTGACTGTTTTAATTTTGTATTAAATGTAATTCCTACATTGCTAATTGTGTAATCAATGTCAAATAGTCTTGATTTTGGACTTCCAGTTTGATACCACTCATAAACATGGTGTAGCAGTTGTGGATTTATTTTTGCATTTATATCAACATATTGTGCTGCTAGTTCTGAAATTTCTGGACCCAAACCTGAATAAAGTTCTTTTTTGCCAATTTGAATACCTTCTAAAAATCCATAAGAATACTCTATTATATTGTTCATATCTTTCATAAACTTCTTATCATCAAATTTTACTCTCATATGTCTACCGCCTGATTTTCAGATCTACGCAGAACCAGTTTATAATGCTCAATGTTTCCAAATGGACCAACAAAGGGTTCTTGAGAGGCAACTTCAAATATTGTTGATTTTCCTGCTCTTATTCCAGATGTTTCAATATAAATATTGTTGCATTGTTTGTCTTGTATGTTTGTTAAAATTATGTTTGTTAAAGAATTTTGATCATCAAGATTTGAAATTCTTATGTCAGACTTAACTCTTCCAATAATTAATGTATCTTGTGTAATATTTATATTAGGAACAACTTCTTCTTTTGTTTTTAATCCAGCAGTTGTAAAATGACAAGCAATAACTTTATTTAAAATCCATTGTTTTTTAATGTTTCCATATGCACCTTGATCTACAATTGGATAAAAAACATCCACTTGCATAGGGAACATAAAATCTTTTCCCTCGCACTTCATTAGATCAACCCTGGTTTGGCAATCGTGACAACATACTTATCAAGGATCTTGTCAACAATCATATTTCCAGTTCCATTAAATATTGACTTATCAAATTGAATTCTATATTGATCTGAGTTATAAGATGTAACATATCTTGTATAATAGTCTAATTTTCCACACTTTAAATCTTCAATAAGCAACTTAGTAGCATACTCAACATCAGGTGGTAATGCTCTATATCCAATATCTAATACAAAAGTGTAGTCCCATCCCTTTGGAAATCCAACTGCTGATGTTCCAAATATATTTGCTAAATCACCAAAATCTTTAGGATATTGTTGTGTACCTTGTTCTAATCTATTATATTGTCCATCAATAACTCTTTCTACTGCAGAACTATCAAAAGTAGTTTTAAACTCAAACACATTTGTTTCTGGTGTATCTATGTCATATATTAAAACGTTATTTTCATATACTTTTAGTACTCTGTTAATATCTTCCCAAATTGCAAAATAATCTGATCCATCACCATTACGTTGAACAATATGCTTTGAGTTATAAAAACCATTAACAACAACTGTATCGATTAAAGATCTTGCTACCATCTCTAAAGTTTTATATTCTTCTATTTCTGAAGCAGTAGTTCCAAGTTTATTTGGGTCTACATATGGTCTAACAATATCTAGGTTTTCTTCGTAAAGAGTATGAATATGTTCTGTATCATAAAATTTAATTAAAAACTTACGGTCATATTGAACCTGTGCCAAAGGTATTTCATAAACTAACTTTCCATTGGCATCTGAAAAAAGATTAGTTTCAGTTACTGAGTGATCCACCAAATCCTCAACATAAACAATATACTCATAGTTAGGTATGGGTAAAGTCCATGTTGTTGATAAAGGATATGGCGGAACTCTCAGAACTTCCATTAATTATGCACCAAATTCCGATTTAACTTGTTCTGGTGTAACTAGTGTAATGTGGTCACGAGTAAGCCATTGGTCTGCTTCTTTTTGAGAAACAATATTGATTCCTGTTGAAACCTTTCCAACGCCAGCCCAAGAAACATTTTTAGTTGATCTAATAGCAACCGTCTTATCATCTTTTGCAACTTTTGCAGCCTTTGATGCTGACTCTGTGCGTGGTTCACGCTTTGCAGTTGTTGCACCTATTGCTCCATTTGCTACACTTCCAACAGCCTGGACTGTATCTGATCCAGCATATGATGGTCTTGAGATTACTACTGGTTCTTCTGCTTTTACTTCTTCCTGAGCAGGTGCGACTGGTGCTTCTTCAACAACTGGTGTATCTACAACTGGTGCTTCTACAACTTCTGGTGCTTCTACAACTACATCTTCTACAGGATTATTATCTAAATTTTCCATTATTTCCTCCTAAATAGTATTATATCATTATAAGTGATAAGGGGAGCAGGAGCGTTAACTCCTACTCCCCCTAAATTGTACTGTTTACAGATTATGCATCTGCTGCAGCGTCAGCCCATGCGATTGCATCTTGTTCTTCCCATTGAATTCCGAAGCGAACGAAGACTGTGTATTCTACAGTGTCCTTCTTTGGCTTGTATTCACGGTTAACAGTGATGTCACGCTGGAATCCCCATACACGGTTCTGTGGGAATGTCAAGTCGACATATCCTGCAGGGTAGTAAGGAACTTCCTGTACATCGATTCCAAGTACACGAGTTGTACGTGCTTGTCCCAATGTCTGTGCGTTTCCATCAAGGTATGATTGGCGCATTTGTGCAGTACCTGCAGCACCTGCATGTGTTCCAAATGCTTCTGCAATTGCATCAGCAAGTGTACCGTTATTTTTTACGATACCCTGGAAAACATCTGTACCTGCGTAGAACTTAAGATTGTTCTTAAGTGCACGGTACTTGCGTGGCATTGCCAAGATGATGTTCTGCATAACTTCTGGAGTCCATCCGCCATTTGTAACTGTTACAACTGACTCGTGTGCGTCTCCGCCTGTCTTTACACGGTTTACGAAACCGTTCATGATAGATGTAAATGCATCTCCTGAACCTGTACCATTAATAGCAAGGTCTTCGATGTCATTACCAAATGCGTTTGTCATAAGACGAACGATGTGATCTTCAAGTGCTGCACCTTCGATGTTATCTTCTAGTGCTTCTGCAGTTACTTCCCAGTCAAGACGAATCTTCTTTGTAGTCAATTCAACCTTTGAGAAAGTTGCTCCTGCGTTTGTGTACTCTCCGAGTGCTTGTGTAGCAGAACGGATTACACGCTCTCCGACGTTTACCTTTTCGAGTTCCATTGTGTTGGCTCTCATTGTAACGCGACGGCCATCTTGGGCGAGAATGGTAGCATCCCACACGTAGTCAATAAAACGACGTGCTTGTTCTGGACGTAGGATACCTGATCCAGCCTCACCTGAAGGATTTACTGCGTTTGGACCACTTACTGAACCAAGTGTTGCTTCTGGGATATTTCCTAGAACTCCACCTGTTGCGTAGTTGCCTGGTGTGTATGGGTGTGTTTCATTACCTGATGCAAATGCTCCTTGACCCTGATAGAGTCCTGGAATATTTCCACCGATGTGTTCTCCACCTGCTGCACCTGGCTGGTTTTTTTCTATATTTTGTTCCGACATATTGTCACCTCCTGTGATTTTTTCTAATTTAATAGATCGGCTGTTTTGAGGAAACTACCGCCCCATAGGGATTTTTCAACCGTTTCAGGTTGATTCTGTACTATCTCGCCGAGATCGCCAGACTTTCGGAAAGCGGTATCTGCTTCTACAGCGTCTACTCGCTTACCAAATTCATTAAAACCACTTGATACTGCTGCAATATCTTTTGCAACTGCTTCAAATGATTGTTTTGCTGTTTCAACATCAACCTTGGTAGACTTTAAAAGTTCTACTTCTGATTGAAGTGATTTGACAACATCTAATAAATCGCTAAAGGCTTTTTCAAGACTGTCATTTGTTTCTGTAACTGCATCTGCAACTACATCATCTGACTTAGGAGCCATTGGCTTCTTCTTGTCTTCTTCTGCTTCAACATCAGTTGATTCAGTTCCTTCATGAGCAGCAGATTCTTCATCAGCAGTTGGCTTTGCAGCCTTCTCTGTTTCTGTGTCAGACTTCATGTTGCAATTGCATGCATCCATAGCCTTGCCACAATCTGGACATGTTGCTGCATCTGCCTTTGAATCGCACTTGCATGCATCCATAGACTTTCCGCAATCTGGACATGTTGAAGCCTTTGTGACTTCATCTTCTGCTACTGGAGCGACCTTAACTGTTTCAATTTCTGCATCAGACTTTTCAATAATTTCTGATACTGGTTTTGTTACTTTTGCCATAAGGTTTTCCTCCTTGTTCATCTTAGAAGTATTAATGCCTTTAGCACTATCAACTAAGAATTTTATCATGTTTGTTTTTTCATTATCCGCTTTTTCAACGAAACCTATATTAGCCATTGGGTCACCTGTTGTTGGGCTTAACTCTTGTTCATTTTCTGAAACCATAACAATGCCTGATTCTTTATCATAGAAAACATTTTCTAAAACTGTTTCATCAACCTTTATAATACTTACTCCATCAACCTTTTCAACAGATACAATATTTGCAAATTGATTTGCTGGGGAATCTACAAGACTCAACTCAACCAAATCATATTGCTTAATAATTCTAATTGCTTTATCTGACTTCTCATCATAGCCATCATCCCACTTATTCATTCTTCCGCCGATTGAAAAACCAGCAAGTGTTCCATCAAGAACTTTTTCCCAAGTATCTTGTGCACCCTTTGAAACATATGCAGAAACAAAAACACCATTATAGAATTTTTTAGATTCTGGATCAAAATACTTATCTGCTTTAAAAGATACCATTTTGCCTACTGCTAATGGTTGATGCATTTCTCTAATGTTCCCACGGAATCTAGCAAATGCATCCATTGATGCTTCTGCTGTTACAATATCATCTTGCTTATCGATATTATCAAGTGAGGCAAAGCCTGAGACTATACGTCTTTCTTTATCGACTTTTGCAAATGGAAGAGAAAGGCGAAGACTTTCACCCTCAGTATTCCAATGGGCTTTTGATATGGTCATGGTCATTATATTATATACCCCTTTTTACAGAAGTATCACTATTCGGACATTTCGGCAATGCTCTCAATTTCATCAAACTTTCTACCCTCACCCTTTGGATTTCTTCCAGCAATCGTTGCTGATCCATCAGATTGGTTATTAGTTCTTTGACTATCTCTTGCTCTTGTTGTAGTTGCATCTGCTACTTGTTGTGATGTAAGGTCTAGTGGCTGATCTCCGCCATCACGCTGTGGCATACGCAAAATAGTTCTTGCTTCGTTTGGAAGCATAATCTGATTCTTGACATATCTTTCAAGAATTTGTGATTGTGCAATCTCATCTGTTAGAGTTAATTCGTTAAACTTAAATTGAAGAATGTCTGTTTTTTCACGAATAATTTTATTAATTGGTTTTTCAAGTTCTCTTTGTGCTGGTCTTGCAACTTGTTCTTTAAATGTTCTGTCTTGAGCAAGTGCTGCTGCTGTAGCAGAAGAATCTGATCCACCAAGTTTTGAAAGTGGCACTTGGTGAGCAACTAAAATATCATCACGATTTTGTTTGCGATATTTTTCAAATGAGCCTTCTTGAACACCATTTTCAATTGGTTCCATTTTAAACTCAACTTTATTTGTATCTGAATCTCCTGGAAGTGGTATATAAAGAGTTCTATGATTTTGCCCCTTCATTCCAGTCTGCAAGAATCTAAACATTTTATCTTCTGCTTCTCCAGAAAGTTTTGCACCTTTAAGTGTTACCACATATCGTGGAACTGCTTTATTACTAAAGTAATCAATGTTGTACTGTGATGCAAGCATGTCTCCTTGAAGAGATGTAACTGCAGAAATAATATCTGGAACACCATAAAAAGTATTTATTGGAGAGTATGCTTTAAAGTGAATAATTTCATTTGGTCTTGGATCTGTTCCAAGTGGGTTTGGGTTTGTTGCTCCAAAGTTACGGAAATAAACAACTTTGTTTGCAATAACCTGAACAAATCCATCACGCAATCTTCTTGCTCTAATCGTTACTGATGGAATATGACCAATATATCCAATTTCACCCTTTACTGTACGTCCAACCTCAATGTACCCATTTCCAGTTGCTTGAACATCTGTGTAAACTTTTTCCATTGTGGTAGTAAAAGAATCTTCACTATTTAAACTTTCTAGCCAATCTGTTAATTCTATTTTTGCTCTTTCAATTCTTTTTCTAGCACGACCAACTGCTTCTGAATCTGAAGAAGACTCTAACTTAAGCATTGTTCTTGAAGACACCTCAAAGTCATAACCAAGCCCAACAATATTCTCTACCTTTGCATCAATTGCAGCATGGTTTGCAAACGAAGTATCATAGTAACTTGCAAGTTCGTAAAGATTCCATGGTGGTGTAATTACATCAAACAAGCCATAACCATTTCTATAAACAAGACCTGGATTAATTTCTTTTGATCTTGCTCCATCAAGTCCTGTGCTTTCTGCTCTAGAACTATCAATGTACTGCTGTGAAGCATCTACTTTCGATAGTCTTCCAGCACGACGCTTAAAGTTATTATCTAATCCAGATAAAGTTTTTAACTCATCCCAGGTTTTATTAAATGGGTCTTGCTCTTTAAAAACATCTAACTCTTGTGCAAAGTTATCCATAGATGCACGAACAATATATTCATTTTCTTCTGACATTAGTCATCACTTCCATATTTTGCAATAGTATCTTTTGCTGCTTGAACTGCGCCAAGATCATTCATAGAAGGAATTAATCCTTCTGCCATTCTTTGTTTTTGTTCTGAATACTCTTCTTCTGAAATTCTAGTTAACCCTGGCACGAAGATGCATTCTCCATCTCCCTCATCCCCGTAATGTTTTGCTGCTTTTTTTAATTCGGAGATTTTGGTTATATCACCTTTCATTGAAGGAATATTTAAAACAGATCCAGTCCCATCTGTAAACCACTTACCATTAGCCTTTTTATAAACATATAGACCCCAATCATAGTGTTTTTCAATAATTTTTGCACGAGATTCACCAACTTGGCCCTTCATCTTGGGCAAGGCCTTACGTTTTTTATTTGGATTTTCTATGTTCATAACCACAAGTATACCATATTACACTGGATCTGATGTTTGTAATTGCCAAATAATGTCAGTATAGAGTTCATACTGGTATGAATTTAACCTAAAAGACCTTGTATCATCAACAATTATCTTATTAGTTCCTACATAACTTTTATAAACATCTGATGGGTCTACACCATAGTATGACTTTGTTGACAAAACTAAAACACCATTCCAGATATATGCAGAATTCCAGTAATCCCATTTTTGTTCTGATGGGCCAAGATATTTAACTTTAAACCAAGGCCTTTCTGTAATATTTTGAACTTCTTGAAGGTTTGTAGATTTATAATGAGAAACTAAATTAACAAGAAGTGGTCCATTAATTTTTATTGATCCAACATAGTTATCAAAATCAATTATTGTTGAAAAAGATATTCCAAGCATTCCCCACTCTCGAATTGTTATGCTTGGCTCTTTTACAACGTTTCCATTCCAATAAAAACCAACACCATTTTCAATTTGACCAGTTCTAGCATTTATAGCATAAATTTTTGCTCTTTTTCCATCTGGATGATTTGCAACCATGTAGAACTTTATAAGATCGTTCTTGCTTTCAACTTCAAATATTTGTGTAGGGGAATATGGAAAAAAATCTTGATCATATCTTATTGCTGCTTGCATTGCCATAACTTTATAATTAGGAGATTTATTTGAATTAACTGGAATAGAAAGACCGCGATTTACTAATGGGTCATATGTTCCTTTTACTTGTATTCCAGAATTTTTAGTTAAATACAGATATGGAGAACTTCCTTTATAAATGGTGTATGGATTTGGTTTTTTATAATCATAATATATTCCATTTTTAGTATATGGATAAATTGAAACACCAAATCTACTTCCAATCGGATTTGGAGTTACGTCATTATAGGCTTGTGATGCTAACTGTAAACTTTTTATCATTACTGGATTATTAATAATTCCACGAACTTTAAAGTTTAAATGAATAACAACTGCAAGATCATTAAAGTCTATTCCTCTTGGAGGATACAAAAGCATTCCATCAACAACCTCATATTTTGTATTAATAAAATTGTCATATATTAGATTTCCATTATCATCATAACCCAACAAATAAGTTCCTGGTTCTACAATTCCATTTTTTAGTGGTGCCTCAGTATTTGTAAAATAGGAATCTTTTGCATTTGCACCAGTTGAAACATATTGAAAAGTTACATATGATTTTACTAATGAACCTGACGTATCATATTTATAAGTTTTTAAAGATTTATTTTTTAAATCATTATAGTCTACATACCCAGTAAACAAATGATTATCTAATGATTCATAAGTTCTTTGAACTGGATTTTGATATTCAGACTGTAGTTCGCCATAAGTCCACGAACCAATCTGCTTGTTCTCTACATATTTTGATGGTGCTGGATAATTTATGTTAAATTGAAGGAAATCTAAATCGTAATATGATTTATTTTTTGCATCAGTTACATACTGTGCAAAATATGATAACGGAATATGATCTTCCCAATACCCATCTATATCAATATCTAAAGAAAATACATCAAAGTAATTATTTGGAGATAAAGTATAACTTGCTACATGCTCGATAAGTTTTTTTGTTAAATAAGAACTGGTGTTTCCGCCATCTAAAATATAATCCCAAAAATATGAACCAGCAGCCACATACTCACCAGCATCATAATCTATATATGGACCATATGTATTAAATACGTTTTCAAAATTAGTTGGTGTTCCAAAATCATTAAAACATTCAGAAATAAAAGAAAAATTTCTTTCTGTTGAAAGTCCAACTTTGTAAATATTTCCCAAAAATGTTTTAGATAAACTTTTATCTCCAGCAACATAAAATTTTAATCCAGATCGATTTCCAAAAAAACTAGAAACATCTTGACCATAGTATAGTGCAAATTTATCAATATTTATTCCAGAAACAAACTCTTCTCCTAGAGAAATTTCAACAGTCTCATAAATAATCTCTTCTCCAGAAGATTTTATAATTTTATATTCTATTTCTAATGTTTTTTGTAATTCAATAACAAATGAATTTCCAGTTATTTGATCATCAATCCTAAATAAAATTTGTGAGTTAAGTGGTGCTGAAAAAACCTTAAATACTCCATAAAAACATTTAACTGAATTGTTTGTTATATCAAGACTATCAAATGATAAATATCCACTTGTTGAATTCCAAGATGGATTTGGTCTTAATTTAAAAAAAAGTTTTGATTCATTTTGTATATTTTTGCATGCTGAATACCAATCCTGTGTGGTTTTATTATTAAAAAATATTGTTGGCAATTTATATTCTGGCAATGATAAAGCGCTATTTGATGCAACAAGATTGTCTACGGATGCTTGACCCCATCTGCCAATATCTGGATATGAGTAATTATTGGTATAGTCTGCAAAAGGATAATCTATAAACATTGATGTTCCACTATAGGATGCATTAATGTTTTCTGGAACTTCTACACCCTGACCATATACAAATCTTCTTTTTGCAATAACAGAAGGTACTTGATATGGATAAATTGCTACACAATCTAGTTCAATTGGAGATACGTCTTCGTGTGCATAAAAACCAATCCAGTCTTGATCATCACCAATAGAATTTTTTTTATTTGGAAAAGATAACTCAGAGGTTATAAAGTTTAAAGATATTACTTGCTCTCCATTAATTAAAAGATTAGCAGAATTATTAGTTAGTCTAATATGCATAAGCATTGGGCGCACCCACTCACCTACATAGTGAGAGCCATAGTATTCATTAATCTTTAGTATAATAAAAGGACCGTCTACGTAGATTCCATCAGTTGAACCTATAGGGCCACAAATTCTTTTTTTAATGTTTGTATCTGAATTAATCCTAATCCACATTTCTAATGTTTGTTCTTTAAATTTACCACTTTCATTTAAAAATCCATTTCCAGGAATAATAAGTGATGGAAGTTCACCATTTTCTTTTAATATAGTTGTTGCTGTTGATCCATACACAAGAGGTATTCCAGAATTTTTTGCAATTAGGGCATTATCTGAAACAAGATAGTAACCATTTAATTGTGACAAACCATAAGACTTTGCCTCAATTCCATAAGATGAATCAATTGCTATACTAGAGGGAATTAAAATTTTTTCTGTTCCCAAAGAACTTGAGTTAAATTCTTCGGACCATTGACCAAGCGTTATTCCATTTACAAGAAAATGATAATCACTTTCGGATTGCGCTCCGCCAATATATTTAATTTTTAAAACAATTCTAAAGGTTGTATTTTTATCTGGAAACTCAAAAGTTTCTGAAACAAACAGCCACTTTCCATATATGGATGTGTTATAATTTTTTAAATTTCTAATTAACTCTCCACTCAATGTATCGTTATATTCATATCCAATTTCAATTCCAGCAATATAAGAACTTGTAGAGTTTATATATGTACCAATAGAAAATGTTGACATATATGAGTTTAAAGTGTTAAAATTAATTAAATCATCACTTATACATATAACTTCACCAAACTCAGCACTAGGAACATCTCCTATAAGCCTTGTGGTAGAACTTTCAGGAAAAGGTTCATCGTATGCAGAAAAAAACTCTTCTGATATTCCTCCAGAAATTTTCCAATTAAAAACAGATCTTTTTTCTTCATCAATTAAAGAAATATAGTCTGCTTTATCATCTAGTGCCCACAAAACTGTTGGGTGTTCTGCAAACACTTTTTCTGCATATAAGTTAGATGGACTAGACATTGTAAGTCTATTTTATCATACTAAGAGACTTTTATTTCGCAATAATCAGTAGTGCAGTATGCTTCACCTTGTGCCTCAAGGTTATCTACACCATCATAAATTGCTGCAAAGTCAATATGCTTTAACTTACCAATATAAGACTCATACTGCTCTTCATTAATTTGAGTGTATGGCTGTTGTGGATAAACCGTATTACCCATTGGCAAGAATGACACTGCCTTTAATTGTCCCTCATACATGTGAAGTGCTGGAACAACATGCTTTGACTCTGTTTCCTTATCAAATGAAAGCGTTACAGAAACACCATTATCTGACCAGTACTTTTGAGCAGTTGCTGCAAGTGCAATCTTTTCAAATAAAGTTACATCCTTTTCAGATCTTGGATGACCTGACTTGATTGGGAAGTAAACTACTGATGTATTTGCTGATACTACATCATCTTCAATTGTATAGTTTGCTGCCTTGAATAAATGCAGCATTGGATCTGTATTTCCAAATCGAACTGCACGAAGGAAGAAGTTTCCTCCAGGTCCCCAATGAACTCCAGGAGTTGCGCCAGAAAGAATTGAAACTGATCCTGATGGCTTAACTGTTGTTACACGAATTGATTCACGAACACATAGCCATTCTGAATATTGATGGTCATAGTGACGAATCTTATTATATCCTTCATCCATCCATTCACGAACAATTGGTAGACCATGTTGATCTGAGAATGACGCAATTCCTGTTAATGATGTACCAATACGGCGATTACGTTGCATAATACCGTTTGTTTGTGGCCAATGTGTTGGAACAAGTGTTACAGTTTTTCCATAAAGGTATGCAAACTTCAGGGTACGCAGGAAATCCTCCTTAGATTCATGACGATTTAAGTGCACTTCTACAAGTGTACACAATTCGTATGATTCCAATGGCTGTTCCGCACATGGGTTAAATCCCATCACACGATAATCTTTACCGTCTGGCGCATCCTTTAGTCGTCCATAATTACGAGCAACATCAAGCCAGATAAAACCTGGTTCTCCGTTTTCTGTAATTAAATCTACATAGTCTTCATACTTTGTTCCCACTTCTGCTGAAATAGAGTTGTTAGACATCCAAGCCCAACCTGGATTTTCTGGATCAAACGAGTTACGCTCTGGAAATAGTTCTGAATTCTTTAGATTCATAAATGTTTCATCCCCTGCATTACCCAAAGCAAGTGTTGCTGATCTGCGTACATTACCCGATACCACACAGGTACCAATAAGGTTTACAAGGTCTACGATGGCACGAGAGTCTAGTGTTTCTCCAGTTCTGGAGCCGATTACACGGTCTATCTGGTCGTGTAACTTGATAAGAGGTGCAGGTCCTGATGCAACCCCTCCAAAGCCTTTAATGGGCGCTCCAAGAGGTCTAATAAGATCATAGTTAAATTTTTGAACATTTTGGTTTGCTCTAAGATATGAGTTTATAAGAAGTCTGACTGACTCTACCCAACCTTCACGAGTGTCTGGGATTTCAAAAATCTGTTCTGGTTCTGTTGGAGCATAGATTGAGAAATTCTTGTCCTGTCCCACTGTATCAAATCCTACACCAATTCCAAGCATAAGTGCATCCATTACCCAAGCAAAAAGTGCACCTGGATCATTTTTGTCAAGGTCCTTAGTTGAAACCATTGCACAATTTTGTAGTGCTGCAGAATTTTTCTTCTCCATAGTCATTGGAGTTCCAAATGCCCACATACCTCGTCCTGGAGGTGTCCACTTTAATTCAAACATTCTTTGGAATGCTTCTTGTGCTGATTTTTGAGCCTTGTAGTCATTCCATGGAAGACGATTTTCTTTGGCATGGTTCTTTTGTACTGAATACATACCCTCAATTACGCGACGACAAACTTCATGCCAGCGCTCTTTAGTTCCATCCTCTTTCATTCTAGAATAAGTACGAATAAAAGTAATTTCTCCAAGTGAGTTTTCTGCTGCATCCTTAAAACCAAATGGACTTTCTGTATTTTTATACTTTTCTATGAAGTCTTCTGGGAGTTTAAAACTAAAAAAATCTGACATGTGTATCGTCCTTTCAAAAACGGAATAGTGTTAAGTATAGCAGAGTTTTTTAAAAAACAAAACTCTCTATAACTTATTTATACTTTTATAAAAATTAAGCAAACTTATTTCCCTTTGCCCATTCTTCTTTTTGTATTGCTTGCTGAATTCTAACTTGTTTTTCTTCTTCATCCCATTTGTCAAGTGTTGCTTGATCATATTCTGCTTCTTCAAAATCCCAAAAAGAAACCATTGTATATCTTGTTCCTTTTGTAATTTCTTTAACTCCATGAATATTTTCTACACCGCCACAAAAAACATAATAAGAATATTTGTTTGGCTTAAATTCAATATCGTGATCTGGAAAGTATAACTCTCCGCCTTCGTAGTCATCATTTAGATATAAAACTCCAACATACTTGTTAATTTCAAATGCGTTTGGAACACCCTCACTATCTGAATTATCTGAATGTGGATTTGCAAAACCTCCCACATCCCATTTTTGTGCATGAGATGTATTTGGCCTAACCTTTCTTTCAAAAACTGCTTCTACAGCCTCTTTAAACTTTGAGTTTAAGTTTTCAAAAAAATTAACTGGAAGATTAAACTTACTCATGGTGTCTGGATCTGTTTGCAAACCTTTTCCAGATGATCCATAAAAAGCAATATCTCCCCAATCTACATTACAATTTTCAAAAAAGTGTATCATTTTTGGCACAATGTCATCATCTACAAAATCGGGAACTTCAACGATTCTATTATGTGTAATACCAAGAACACCCTTTGTATTCTCTTCATCTTTTATGTAATTAAACTTACTCTTATCTATTACATTAATTACCATTTGCCACCTCGATCACTGGATATTCTGTTTTTAATAAATTAGCATTAGAACTTCTTTTATCGAAATCATGATATCTTTTTCCAGAACTAATTCTTTCTTTTTCCATCTTTTCCCAAACTTCTGCACCAAACTTATTAAGGTTTTCATGCCACTCTTTTGTTCCTTCAAAAGGTATTTGATAAAAGCATCTAATTAAATATTTGTCAATATTGTGAATCTTTTTAACTCCGTGAAGATATTTTCCTTTATCAGCAAATAGTTCTGGGTGTCCAGATGGGAAAACAAGAACATCTCCTTCTTCTGGCTTGTAGTCAATGACTTCTTTTTCACCAGTAATAAAAGATAAGCCACCACCAGCATAGTCATCATTTAGGTACATTGTGCATGTTAGTGCAAACTTATTTCCTGGTGATTCTGCTTCTAATGGCTTATAGTCTGTATGGTATACCATCTCAAGAGTTTCATCTTGATGAATTATAGGGTTATCATGGGTATATTTTGAAAAGGATGGACCCATTCTAACCCAATCTTCACCAGCCTTTGAACCATGATACTCTAAAAAATGATTCGTTGCATTATAAAAAGCATTCTCAATTGTAGATAATACATTTTCTTCTAAAACATATCTTTCATTTTTAAAATTTAGATCTGTTGGCTGTAGTCTATTTTCAATAGAATAAACATAACTGCCAAAAACACTCCATGACTGCCAGTCTTTAAATAAAAAACTTGAGTCTGGATTAGTTTCTGATTCTTTTAAAAGTTTTACAATCTCTTTTGCATTTGGAATTAAGTTTTTATAAATAAAAATATATTTATCTAACTCATTAAATGTTAGGTTTTTCATATTAATTTTCTTTCTTTGTATGTGACAAGATTGTCCAAAAAAATGGAATTACATACCTTATGCCACTTTTAATCTCTGTTACTCCATGAATATAGTTCATATCACCTGGGAAAAAGTATGCAGAGCCTGCCTTTGGTTTAAATTGTATTCCTTGATTTGGAAAATATAACTCTCCACCCTCATAATCATCATTTAAGTAAAATAAACCAGCAATATCATAATATGGAAAATCATTTGGCTTTCCAGCATTTTCACCTTCATGTAACTCTTTGTCAGCATGTGGCATTTGCAGTTGTCCTGGGAGCCATCTAACAATTGCAGGACTTGTAGCATGTGCATCTACATTAAAAAATTCATCAACTTGATCTTTTAGTCTTAAGACTAATTTCTCAATTATTGGAACAATGCTGGGATCATTTTTATCTAATGTATTTGTTGTTGCAACACGATCTTCCCAATATTTTGAATCATAGATAACTGTTCCATCTTCATTGTAGTGTGTTTCTGTAATATCCCAAATTTTTATATTTCTTGCAGCATTAGACAAAAATTCTAATTCTTTACTTGTCATAAAGTCTTCTCTTGATTGAATATTTGTTTTATCATTTCCAAAATATCCAGATGGTGTAATAGAGACTCTTTCAGTTATAAAATTATTTGCATACTCAATTTTTTTCATATATTTATTATACCATCAATCTATTCATATTTACGCATCTCCCAAACATCATTTTTGTAAACTCCGCCGTCTCTTTTTCTATATTTATTACTAATTTCATGCTTATGTTTTAAAATTTCTGCCATACTATTTTGCTCAATATGCTCTGATTGCCAATTTTCTCTTTTAAAAGGAAGCAATTGGACATATGGTGTTCTTGCTGGAATTACACCTTCAAATCCTTCAGCAATAAAAAATGGTAATGAGCCAGAATGATTAACCTTATCATTGTCAATGATTCCACTTGTAGTAAAAAATGGTAACTCAAATCTATTGAATGGTTGTGTATAAAGCATGCTGTAACCGTCTGGAAGTTTAATATTCCAATCAGAATTCCAAGCAAAATGGTCTTTTCTATATCCCTTTGGATGCTCAAACTGTGGCATTTCAGATCTTAAAGTTACAAACCCTTCATACTTCACATTGGACATCTTAACCTCTAATCTATTAGCACCCTTAATAATTTCAATATCACAAGGTGTATTTAAAGAATATCCGCTACCCATAATATCAAAAATTGCTGGACACGCTTTCCATGTTGATACTTTTCCGCCATCATACTCTACTAAGTACTCGCCCGTTTCTGGATCTTTTGCAAAACGATCTGCTTTTCTATACCAGTCTGGGATAGTTTTGATTATTGGTTTTGGTGCAGAATGACTCTCACTTGAGAGCCAAACTTTATTTGCAATAAATTTTACTTGTTGTGTTTCCATTATCATTATCTCCTAAAGTCATTAAGGCTTAATCTTAAACTTTTAACTTCATGTTTTCCTATAGTCTTACCTTTGTGATCAACTGCATCTCTATAAAAATTAGTCCATTTTTCACTTTGTGCTTTTAACAAAGATGCATCCCCATACTCTTTGATCTCTCTATTATAATCTTCATCATATTCTGCATAATGCAGATTCATAGATACCTCTTGTAAACTTAAAAGAGATACTGGAATTATTGAAACAATTGGTGTTCCTGCTGGAATAGTAATAACTGTATCTGCTTTTGTTATTTTCCAAGCATAAGGTATTGGAACCTTTAGAACTGATGGACTAATTATATTTGTAAACCCCTGAACCCCTTCAATAAATTGATTTGGTACTGGCATCAACATTAAACTAATGTCTTCATCTGTTTTAAAATTTAGTCCACTTCTAAAACTAATTGTAGCATTTGACCTGTCTGTAAATACATATTTTTTTCCAGACAAAACTTTTACGTGATTAGGAGATGAGTCTGGATTTCCATCCCAAATAAAAGATATATCTTCTGGATATGAAAATGTCCAACCAACCATATTTGCTAAAGAAATAGGAAAACACTTATATGCATGGCGTTCAAATGTAGCATCCATCCAATCTCTATTAATTGAAAGTGGCTTAAAGTTTACATCAAAATGTCTATCTTGATAAACATCAAATTTCAATTAATCACCAGACTCTTTATACATTTCTGGTGTATGATATTTTGCACTGTAATCTAACATTGTCACAATAGAATATTTTACACCTGAGTGCACTGGCATTGCACGATGAGGATACATATAATTTGATGGGAAAATGTATAAATCTCCAGCCTTTGGTTTTACATTTAAATCCTGTAATCTAAAGTATAGTTCTCCACCTTCGTAGTCTTCATTTATATATGCAACTAAAGATACTGTGCAGTTATATGAAAATCCATGATCATGATGCTCTTGAAAGTGTTGTCCTGGACCATACTTAATAAAATTCATGGCCTCCCAATATCTTAAATCTCCAAGTCTAAATCTACCAACGTAATGATCGACTGCTGCCTTTTTTCTATCATAAAGTTCTTGCCATAATTCCTGAAGCAAAATAGACTCTTCACTTCGATCTGTTGCAAGATCTGACTTCTTATATTTAAAATCTGCACAGTCACGATACTCTGGCATACTTTGCTGATATCCTACATATCCTGGTTGCCAAGAATAAGACTTATCTGGGTCAGACAATATTGATTCTAACCTATTTATTACATCTAAATCTTTTGAAACAACATCTCTATACACAAATATTCCATGACCAAGATCTTCAAAACTTGACCATGTTTGTTCATTTGTTATTTTTACATCTTTTATATTATTCATAGTGATTCTCCTTATATATTAATTATACACCTTATTGGTTTGTTTTATGGTGCAAGTCATTATAATCTGTCATTATAACAATTGAGTACTTTGTTCCGTCAATAATTTCACATGAGGCATGCTCATAAACAAAATTTGATGGAAATAAAATAATATCTCCTGCCATTGGTTTAATTTTTATTCCTTGACGAACAAATTCTATCTCTCCGCCAACATAATCATCATTTAAATAAGCAACTGCAGAAATTGTACAGGAATAGTATGGTCCATGATCTCCATGAATTTTAAAATATTTTCCTGGTAAATATTTTACAAAATTAAAGGCTTCTTTATAGTTCATTTTTAAATGCCACAAACTTTCATAATGTCTTAAACATTTATCCAGTTTATTCTCAGATAATTCATGAATATCAAAAAGTTCTTTACTATACTCTATAGAATTCCCAAGATCTTCTCTTTTATACTTTAAGTCCAAACAATTTCTAACATCATCAACGTTTTCTTTATCGTTAATCTGTGCACCATTCCAAACAAAACCATTATCATTTGATTGTATAACAAATTCAAGTGTAGAAATAATTTTTTCTGAATCATCTTTACTGAATACATTTCTATATATATTTATTCCGTAAGCAATATTGATAACTTCAATATTTGAATCAATAAAGGTTGAATCTAATCTTTTTTCAACTGTTTCTAATCTTGGAAGGTCGGACCAACTAGTTTGCATTTTTTGAATTAATCTCTAACTCAAGTTCATCATCATCATAAAAATCATCATCATATTCTTTGATTGTTACTTTTGGACTATTATTAAAAACTGAAATTATATAATTTTGCATATCAGAATCATCTAAGTACCATTTTGTTATCAACAAAACATTTGAATCTTTGTCAATATAGGCAAAATAAACCCAATTATTTAGGTCTTCTTCATCTTTCATGATTATTTCTTGCTTTCTTTCTTCGTGCTTTGAAATTAATGTATTAGTTGATTTATCCCAAAAATCACCTTTTCTTGGTACAAAATCAGAACTATTGACATTAACTATTTCTGGATCTGAAGAAAAAACTTCGTACTGATAAGTATTTTTATCTACTTGAAATTGAAAGAGAAGTTCATCTTCAATTGTAAGTTCAACGTTAATAACTAGCATTTATTTTTTTCCTTTACGTAGTTGTATAAACCAAAGTCTATATTATTGTTATCAATTATAGCACGAATTTCATCTTGTTGAAGATTTGTTTTTAAAGTTTCTGTTGTATATTTTTGATAAAGATTTGACTTTAAGATTTTTGAACTAATATCATTTTTAAAAACTATATTGTGATTCTTAAAAAACCAGTCTTCTACATTTTTTAAAAATGCTAAAAAATTATCAGTTGTTCCAATAAAATCAAAAGAATCTAATTGCTGTTTTGCAAATTCAAAAGTTGTATTTTCATTTTTTAAATACCAGTTTTTTGACCATTCTTTGTAGTCAGTAATGTTAAAAATATCATCATTTGGATTATTGCAAATAAATCTTGCTTGAATATTTCTATGATCAAAATAAAAGGTATCTTCAAAAAGATAATAACGAAGTTTATCTTCAACGGTTTTATATTTAAGGTATTTCTCATTATCTTTTAATAATTTTTCATATATCCATAAAAAATTACTTATAGATCTATCAACTGGATTCCTAAGCATACATCCAACAGTTAAGTTTTTTATTAAACCTATTGGATATGTTCCTAGGTGTGCCTGTATATAATCATAATCTGATAAATCTTTATTATATGGTGGTGGTTTATTTGGTAAAGACTTTATTCCATATTCTTGTGTATTTGAAAGTACATTTGCAATTATAGAACTTCCTGCTGTTTTTGGAATATGCAATATATATAAACTAGACATTTTTAGTTTTAATATAATCGTACAGTTTAAAGTCTATCTCATGAATATTTCTAAATCTTTCCTTTTCTTCCTCACTTAGCAAATTTAATAAAGAATATGTTGTATGTTTATTTGACTGTTCATCAATCAAAAATGATAAAATATTTGGATTTGCAGATATCGTTTCATTGTAGTTATCTAAAAACCACTTACTAATTTTTTCAAAGAATCCATCATGATCTTCAGTTGTTCCGACAATTTCAAAAGAATCTACTAACTTTTTAATATCTTCAAAAGAAAATTCTTCATCGGATAGTCTCCAGAGATTATTTGTCTTATCAATTGTTTTATACTCTGGATCATCTAACTTTTTAAACATATTTTCAAAAGCATCATCCTTCATTGTATTAAAAATTGATCTTGACTGAAAGTTTGTAACAGTTGAAAAATGCAAATCTTCAAACAAATAGTATCTAAGTTTATCTTCAATTTTTTCAATTTTTACATATTCTTCATTTTCAGCAATTTTATCACTAATATAATTATAAGTATGAATAAAGTTACTTACAAATCTTGCTAATGGATCTCTAAATAAACATGCAACACTTATTGTTGGATCTTTTTTAATTGGCGTTCTACCCATATGTCCATATACATATTGAGATGAATAAAAGTCTTCTAATGTTTTTGTATTTGAAGAATCAAAAAATGAAATATTTTGATTTGAAATTATAGAACTTGATATATTCATTCCGCCAACTTTTGGAATGTGCAAAAAATATAATCTTTTTGTCATTTTACCATTTTCCGAGAGGACATGTTGCTCTCTGTAACTTTGTTTTTGCTTTCATAAAGCATCCACACTGCTTGCAAGTTTTTGTTGCCTGAATTAATTCTGGACAAGTCAAACAAAGAGAATATCTTTCTTTATGAGTTTCTTTGTCTGTTTTTCCTTCATTAGGATTTAATAAATCCCATGGCTTTACACCATCACTATCTGACAAAGATGCTTTTATATTTTTCCATAATTGATCTGACATAATTTTCTCCTTTATTAGAAGTATATCATATCACAAATCATGTTCCAGTACAACCAACGAATGAGTAACTAACTCCATTGGTGCAGTACTGAACGCATCCTCCACCGCCACAACGTGCACAGGGATAGGAGTAGAAATCTCCAATTGGACATGATGGTGCGCTAAATGATGGTGGGAAGAACGGGAACGATGGTCCAAATGAAGGTGGGAAGAATGGACCAAATGAAGGTGGGAAAAACGGACCAAACGCTGGTGGGAAGAATGGTGGAAAGAACGGTGGGAAGAATGGGAATGATGGTGGGAAGAACGGTGGGAAGAACGGCGGGAAGAATGGACTAGTTGTAGTAACTGTTCCAGAAGATGCACCATAAGAACCTTCACCATTTGCATTTATAGCAAGAAGTTGATAGGTCTGTGATGTTCCACCAGTTTCTGCAACATCATATGTTAAAACATTTCCAAGAGTATAAACTGGTCCATCAGAAGATTTTAGTTTATATCCAGTAATTGCAGAACCACCATCTGCTGGGGCATCCCATGTAACTCTATCAAGGTTTGCAGATGGCGATGTGGCTGACTTAATTGTTCCTGCTGCTGGTTTTGTTGTTATTGTAACAGAGTTTGATGCTGCAGAAGCATTAGATGTTCCTGAAGCGTTTGTTGCTGTTACGGTAAATGTATAAGCAGTACTTGATAACAAACCATTTATTTGAATTGGAGAAGAACTTCCTGTTGCAGTAAAGCCTCCTGATGAAGAATATACTGTGTATGAAGTTGCTGCAGGAGAGTTTGCTGGTAGTGAAAAAGAAACAGTTGCAGAACCACTATTATAGCCTGTTCCTATTCCAACATTTGCTGCTGTTGGTGTATTTGGTGTCATTGGCTGAAGGAAGTCATTCGCTGATTGCGAGTGCTTACCTATTTTCTTATTTACTGCCATTTTTAAATCTCCCTTTTCTTCTTAAATTTTTTATGCTGATAGATCGCCGTAAACTACCCAAGTATCTGTTGCTCTCTTGAAAAGAGTTGCTCCAGACCACTGTGTACGTAGTTTAAGACCTGGTGTTGCGTTTACTGTAACTCCTGATGCTCCAGCAATTGTTACTTGTCCTGCACCAACTTGTAGAATATCAATTGATGTTCCAACTGGATATGCTATTGTTGCATTAGTTGGAATTGTAATTGTTGTAGCAGATCCTGAGTTGACTTCAACTAGAGAATCTCTTTCTGTAAGTGCTGAAAGTGTGTAAGATGCTGTTTTTGCAATTATAGGTGTGCGTGATGGAACACCTTCCTTTGTCTGTGTACCATCTGTAAAGGCTACACCTGATGCTGAAACAGTTACTGTACCAGTAAATGTTGGAGAAGCGGTAGGAGCCTTTGTGTCAAGTGCTGTTTGTGTTGAAGTTGAAATTGGCTTGCTTAGGTCTGTTGTATTATTAACATTTCCAAGTCCAACCATAGATGCTGTAATACCTGCTACTGTTCCAGTAAATGTTGGTGAGGCAAGATTTGCCTTAAGATCTAGAGCAGTTTGTTGTGCTGTTGAAACAGGCTTTGCTGTATCTGCTGTGTTATCAACTGATCCAAGACCGACCATTGATTTAGTAATACCAGAAACTGTTCCTGTGAAAGTAGGAGAAGCAAGGTCTGCCTTTGCAGAAAGACTTGCTGAAAGTCCTGAAATCTTAGACTGTGCAATTGCTGCTGTAGCATTAATATCTGCATCTACAATTGTTCCATCTGCGATCATTGCTGATGTAACTCCACCAGTTGCAATATCAATTGTTCCTGGTGTTGATTCTGTTAAACCAGTACCTGCTGAGATTGCCTTAGCAGCATTAAATGCTACGTAAGTTACGTTTGTTGTTCCAATTGTAATTGCTGATGTATTAGAGCAAACATATCCATAACCTGAACCAACTGTACCTTCAAGTACTAAAGTAAAGTCTCCACCTTTAAGTTCGCCATCAGGTGTATTGTCTGCATCTGCTGCACGAGACCATGCACCTGCTGCAACTACATAAAGACCATTTTGAGTTTGTGTTGTTTGATCCTTAACAAGAACACGATCTCCAGCAATTACTGATACTCCGTCAATTGTTTGTGTTCCGCTAAGGGTAATATTTGCTGTTGTAGCAACACGTACTGGCTGGTGGAAGTTAAGTCCAGAAGTTACGTTATCTACGTATGCTTTTGTTGCTGCATGTAGGTCAACTGTAGGCGCACCTGATAGTGTAAGTGCTCCTGTCATTGTTCCGCCAACAAGTGCTAACTTAGCATCAAGCGCTGTTTGTGTAGCAGTTGATACTGGCTTATTAGCATCTGTTGTATTATCTACGTTTCCTAGTCCAACCATTGATTTAGTAATACCAGCAACTGTTCCTGTGAAAGTTGGGTTAGCGATTGGTGCTTTTGCATCAATTTGAGTTTGAATTGCTGATGTTACGCCATCAACATATCCAATTTCTGTTGCAGAAACATTGCCAATAGAAGTTGTAGAAGGCAAAACAACCGTTCCAGTAAATGTTGGATCATTTTTTGGAGCCTTTGCTGCAATCTGTGGTTGAATTAGAGTTGTTACTCCATCCAAATAACTAATCTCTGTTGCAGAAATATCTCCAATTGATGTTGTGCTTGGAAGAACAACTGTTCCAGTAAATGTTGGGTCTGCTTTTGGAGCAAGATTTGTTGTTTCATTAACAATTATTGCATGAAGATCTTGAGTATAAACAAGATTTGCTGTATTTGAAATACCGTGAACACTTGTTGTTGAACCTGCGTGATCCGCTAATCCATTATTAACATATGTTTTTGTTGCAAGTTGAGCGGTATCTGAAATACCATGCACTCCAGTTGTATCATTTTCATGATTAAAAATGCTATTTGATACTGTTGTGAAGAAGTTTGGGTCATCATTAATTGCTGCTGCTAATTCATTAAGAGTATTTAGTGCATCAGGCGCTCCGTCTAGAATCGCTGTTATTTCTGCTGATGATGCAAAATAATCCAAAGCAGACCAAGCGCTGGTGCCATTACCAATCTTAAACTTACCAGTGTTGGTCTCAAAACCAATTTCACCCGCAGAAAGTACTGGATTTCCTGTTGTCCATTGAGAGGATGTTCCTCTTCTTTGTTGCATTCTTGTTGACATAATTAGTTCTCCTCTGTACGGGCTGCGTACTCTTTATTATTTATTAAATTTTTCATTAGTTAACTCCTCCGCCATCAAGAACGAGATTGAGTGAACCAATATTGTTTAAAACAGACTTTACAAAAGCAGTTGTTGCTAATTGTGTAGAGTCTGTTGAATAAGATGCTGTTGGTGCTGTTGGTGTACCAGTTAGTGCTGGCGATGCAAGAGCAGCCTTAAGATCAAGTGCTGTCTGAGTTGCTGTAGAAACTGGTTTATCAGAATCTGCTGTATTATCTACGTTACCAAGACCTACGTGAGCCTTTGTTACTCCTGATACAGTTCCTGTAAAAGTAGGAGAAGCAATTGGTGCATATGTTGATGCTGCTGTAGCAGAGGCAAGTTTTGCATCCAATGCTGTTTGAGTTGCTGATGAAACTGGCTTATTTGAATCAGAAGTGTTATCAACATTGCCAAGTCCTACCATGGACTTTGTAATACCTTGTACTGTGCCTGTAAAAGTTGGGCTTGCAAGTGGTGCTTTTGTACCAACAAGAGTAGCAAGTGATGCTGCTGTTGATTCATCTGCAGTTAGTGCATCTGCAAGTTCCTTGAGTGTGTTAAGGGCTTCTGGTGCTGAGTTAACAACTGCTGCTACTGCAGTAGATGCTGCGTTATCAGCGTATGTCTTTGTTGCAATTGTTGAATCTACTGCAACTGTAATTGTATTTGCTGAATCATTATAGGTCTTTGTAATACCAGATCCAGCAGTAAGTGCTGTATTAACAGCATCTTGTGAAAGTTCTGTAATGTCTGCTGAGTTAGCCTTAAGGTCAAGGGCAGCCTGAGTTGCTGTTGAGACTGGCTTAGAAGCATCCGAAGTATTGTCTACATTTCCTAGGCCAACCATTGACTTTGTTACACCAGATACTGTTCCAGTAAATGTAGGTGAAGCAAGTGGGGCCTTTGAAGAGATAGATGAAGCAATTGTTGTAAAGAATGCTGGATCATCATTAATTGCTGCTGCAATCTCGTCAAGAGAATTTAGGAGTCCTGGGGCGCCAGCAATCATTGTATCAAGATCAACAAAATAACTTAGAGTTGACCAGCGATTGGTTCCATCACCAATCTTAAATTTATTTGTATCTGTTTCATAGCCAATCTCGGCTGCTGAAAGAATTGGGTTTGCTGATGTCCACTGTGCTGCGGTACCTCTGCGTTGCTGTTGTCTAACTGCCATTTACTTCCTCCTTATGGGGGCTGCCCATATCTATCTTATTATAACATCAATTTATTAATTGAAATTATCTATTGCTAATCCACCATCTGTGGTAGATGTAAAAATTGTATCTGATGCATTTCCAGAATCTGTACTAGATGTCATTGGGCTATCAAAAAAACCAGAATCAATAAACTGACTTACAATAAGGCCTGTGCCATCAATTGCTGTATCATGAATGTGATCTGGAATGCTATTTGTATCATCGATAGTGGCTTGTGTATACCATGTTCCACTATAATAAAAATTAACTCTATTTGTTGAAGTATCTAACCATTGTTTTCCATTAGTTGGTGAAGAAGGAGCAGTTGATGATACAGTCATTCCTGTTACAGAATCTACATACTCCTTAGTTGCTGCGTGAGAATTACTTGTAGGTGTTGCTACTGTAACTGTTCCGCCAAATAGACCGCCATTTGCTACGACTAATCCATTTTTAACTCTGAAGTCTTTATCGACTGTGACTGATGCTGCTGTCATTTATTTCTCCTCTTTACCACTTTTTTGTGAGGGATTTTGAAAGGATCCCCCAAACCTTTAGTTAATTACTTAAGTAGTGTTCCCATAACAGTAACTGTTGAGTTATTGTTAGCAGTTGTTACTAGAAGTTCTACGTTTGCTCCTGAGATACCTGCAGAAACTGCTGATAGTGAACCATTTGTTCCTACCATTCCGTATTCTGTAATTGCAATATTATCTGAAGTATCAAGAGTCAAAAGAACCTTTGAGATTTCAGTGTGTGTTGAATATGCAACCTTTACAAGGTATTCTGCTGAACGATAGTCAGCCTTTGCAAAAGCGTGTGCTGTTTGAACTCCAGCAGTTGGTGCTGAAAGAGTTGCTGCAACTTGCTTAGCAACTGAATTCAAATCAACTGATGTAAAGTTTGGAACAACTGCTTGTACAGCAGATACTGCACGAGCATTTGTAAAGTAAAGGTTTGAACCTTCTACAAGGTCTGAAGTTGTAGAATCTGCTACACCGTTTTCTGCGGTAATAACAAGGCCTGAACCTGAACCTGTAATTGTGATGTTAGTCTTTGTAGCGCCAGTCAAAAGATCTGCTGCTGAAGCCTTAGCACGAGCATCAGTAAAGTACTTATTTGATGTACCCTCTTCAATTGCATCTGTATTAATTGCATCTACTGCTGCAGTAATTGCAGTGTTACGATTTGTAACTTCAGTTGAGATTAATCCATCAGCATAAGTCTTTGCTGCGTCTCTACCTGCATTAGCC